TTATTTATTATATCTAAGTCTTGGATATATTTTGATGTTGAACTTTGAAAGTCTTTTTTTAGGTTCTCTACTATATTCTATATAGTCTATAACTTCTTTTAACAAATCATTTCTTTCTTGCATATTATCACTTTGATAATATAATTCTAAAACGTTCTCAACTTGAGGTAGTATATCGGATATAGAAAAATTAGACTCTTTTTCTTTTTTTAAATCTTTTTTTGCTTGTGTTAAATTGTCTCTGTTTAAATCAATTTTATCAGCAAGAACTTTAGATCTATCAAGATATGTGTCTACATCATAAATATCCTGCTCCAATAAATTATGTAAATTTTCTTTTTGTTTTAATAATGTTTTATATTCACAATCAAGTGATTTTATAATAGAGTAGTAAGACTCTAAATTTGAATTATTATTCTTAGGAGACTCTAGGTTTTTAATTGAAACTTGATAAGAAGCTATCCAATTTTCAAGCTCATTGATTATTTCTTTCTCAACAATACTAAGCTTAGAACCTCTATTTTTACCACAGTTTAGACATTTTAAAAACTTAACCAATTCGTTATTTTTATAAGTTGACTGTTGAGCTATCATTTTATGACCACATTCAGAGCAAATTATCAAACCTGCTAGGGGATTTGTTATAGATGTATTTTTTTTTGTAGATGGGATTGAGCTATTTTTAAATAGGGTTTGAGCTTCTATGAAGATAGATTCATCTATTATAGGCTCGTGAATTCCCTTTGCTTCAATATGCTCATCAACGGGCCTAGTTCTAGAATTGTTTTTCCCTCTATCAACTTTATTCCATACAACATAGCCTGCATAAGTTTTATTCTTTAATATATCTCTAACTACTTTAGGATACCAAGTTCTACCTGTAGATGTTTTTAATCCTAATGAATTTAAGTGGGAAGATATTTTAACTCCTCCATAATGTTTATTAACATACAAATCAAATATCATTTTTATAACTTCTGCTTTATCATTATCTATGATCATAGATTTTTTTCCAGACTCATCAAATATAAATTTATAACCATAGGGAGGTTTACTAGCTATAAATTTGCCTTCTTCAACGCTTTTAACTCGACCTCTTTGCATACGCCTATTTATGAGTTTAAGTTCTTTACGTGCCATAAATGCTTCAAACTCAGAGTATTCTTCATCCCATTCATTATTTAAGTCATATGTTTTTCTAGGTGTTATAATTTTAGTATTTGACTTTTTAAAAGTTTCAAGTATAAGACCTTGGTCTTGCATATTACCTCTACCAAGTCTATCTATATCCATAACTAATACAGAATCATAAAGGCCATTTTTTACTTCGTCTAAAAGTTCTATCATTTTAGGTCTATAAGAAATACTTTCTCCTGATACTAGCTCTTCTTTTATTTCAATTATATCTAGATTTTGTTCTTTTGCTAATTTTAAAAGAGTAGATCTATGTCTACTTAGAGTTTCGAATTCTCCTTGTTTTTCACATTCTTCATCAGAACGTGATTTTCTTAAGTAAATACAGGTTTTTATCATAGTCATTCACCTTTATAAATTTATTTTAATTAAGATATTAAATTATATTAATTTTGTATAGAGTTTATTAATTAAAGGTATGCGATTATAAAAAATCTATTAATACATTTATGAAAAAATACTAGTTAGAATAGATTAAGCTGATAGCAATCTTTCATAAATAGTATTAAAATATATCAATAAGTTCGGTTATAATTAAACTAGGAGAAAATGATATTGCATAGTTATCTATCTGAACAGAAGGGTCGTATTTTTTTTTATAGCATTCTATAGCTTCATCCAAAAAAGGAATAGTGACATTTAAATAGTCAGCTATTTCTTCTTTAGTTCTGCAATAATTTTTCCAAGCATTTATAATTCCATTTAAACCGATTAACTTATCATAAGAAAATAGTCTAGCTTTATATTCTTGTTTAGCATTTGACATATCATCTGTATCTAATATATTTCCATAACTTTTATAATGATGGGCAAGCTCTTCTGCTAAAACGCATGCCTTTTCTTTATTAGTAGTCAATCTAGTTTTATTTATAGCAATTTTTCCATCATAATATAGACCATCAGAGCTTGACTTAAGTGAAACTTCTTTTACTATTATATTATTTTCATGTGCTTCTTGTTGTAATTCTTCATATATATTCATATAAATCACCTAAACTTTACCAATTATTCATATCTTTTATATCTTCTAATATTCTATCCATTTCACCATACTCGGTTAAATGGTCATTGTGGGCAGCTATAGTTTTTATATTTAAGCTAGTGTTTTTTTCAGTATAGTTTTTTAGTTGAGTTAATTCATAAACCCTTTTAATTGCTTCATCTTTTCCTAAATCGTTAAGTTTATAGAAATTGCTTAATAAATTTTGTTCCTTAACAGATTTAAAACTATTAACTTTATTTTTATCTAAATCATCTTTTTTAGAAAAAATTTCATTATCTTGATCTAAGGGATCAAATGTTTTTATATCTATATTTAATATATCGCAAATTTTAATAACTCGGTCTACAGCCATTCCGCCAATACCTTTATCTAGTGCACTGGTTAATGTGGTGCTAGGTATTTGTACAATTCTAGAAAATTCTCTTATACTACCATATTTATTTAAAATTAGTTGTTTTAATTTATTAGTTTTATTCAATATAAAAACCTCCTTTCTATTGTATATATTAGCATTTTATAAACGTAAATTCAATCATAATAAACGAAATTTCATTTAAAAATATTTAAATTTTATAAAAAAATAAAAAAAATGTTGATTTTAAACGAAATTTAGTATAACATTAAATTACAAACGAAATAACGTTCAAAGGAGGAAGCATCAAATGTATCTTAATTTAGAGGCTGAGATAGCTAGGAAAAAAATAAAAAAAGCATCTATAGCCAAATACATAGGCAAAACTTACAATACTTTAAATTTAAAACTATCAGGTAAGTATTCATTTACTTATGATGAAGCTCTTAAAATACAAGAACAATTTTTTCCAGAGTGTGATTTAAAAATGCTATTTAAAAAAACTATATAGATATATTAATCTTTTTCATATTTACATAGAAATAGTGTTGAATAGGACAATTTTTATAATTCATATAAATTATAAAGGGGGGATTACATTATGGATATTTATAAGGTAGAAACTGAAAATGCGATAATAGAAATAATTTCTCCAGAAGTGAGGCTTGGAAGAAAGCAAACAGATGAAGAAATTCAGGCAATCCTTGACAGAATAGCAAAGATTAATTATAGAATAGCAAAAAGGTTATACAAAGAAGGTAAGTTAGCTACTAAAAAATAGTAGCTATACATACAAATTAGGACAAGCTTAATTTTAAATAAATTATTAAATATAATAGTCCAATAGAAGGGTGGATTTTATGAATAGAAATAGATGTGAAAGGCAAAGAAAATATTTAGATTCATACATAGTAGTTGATACAAAAGATATAAAAAAGGATAAATGGCTAAAGTACAGACAATCGGGAATAGGAGGTAGTGATGCATCTGCAGTTATAGGCGTTAATCCATGGAAGAGTTCAATACAACTTTATATGGAAAAAAAAGCGGATAGTCCAAAAGAAGTTAAATCTTTTAGACTTGAATTAGGAAATAGATTAGAGGGCTTGGTTGCTGAATTATTTACAGAAAAAACTGGATTAAAGGTAAGAAATGTTAATGGCATACTTAAAAATGATAAATATCCTTTTGCGCTAGGAAATATAGATAGAGCTATTTTAGGAGAAAAAGCTTTTTTAGAGTGTAAAACAACGGGTTCATATTCACTAAAAGAATGGCAAGAAGGAATTCCAATACATTATGAAATTCAATGCTTACATTATATGGCTATAACAGGTGCTACACATTGCTATATAGCTGTGCTAATTGGGAACAGTGAATTCTTATTTCATAAATTAGTTAGGGATGAAGAGTCGATAAACTATCTTATGCAAATAGAAAAAAGGTTTTGGGAAGAAAACATATTAAAAGATATTGTACCTTTACCAGATGGATCAGATGCATACAGTGAGTATTTAAAAGAGAAATATAAATTTTCTAATAATGAAGAAATAGAATTGCATTTTTTAGAAAATGGGAAAGAAAAGCTTTTAAGATATGATGACATATTATCAGATATAAAACAATTAGAGAAGGAGAAAAAATTAATAGAACAAGAAATACAAGCTCATATGGAAGAATTTGAAGTAGCTAGAATAGGAACTAGAAAAATAACATGGAAAAATTCTTCTAGAAAAACTTTAGATAGTAAAAAATTAAAAGCTGAGATGCCAGATATAGCAGAACAATTTATGAAAATTAGCACTTCAAGAATTTTTAAGATTGGAAAAGAAAAATAAAGAAGGATGGTATATAAAATGACAGATTTAAAAAATAAACTAGCAAATAAAGCATCAGAAACAATAAATGTCAAAAAATCTAGCCCAAATAAAGCTATGGAGCAATTAATGAGACAAATGTCAGGACAAATAAAGAAAGCCTTACCAGAACATATATCAAGCGAGAGATTTCAAAGACTAGTTTTAACAGCATTTGGAAGTAATTCTAAATTTTTAAGTTGTGATCCTATGAGTTTTTTAGCAGCTATGATGGATTCAGCTCAACTAGGTTTAGAACCAAATACACCACTAGGACAAGCCTATCTAATTCCATATGGTAATAAAGTTCAATTTCAAATTGGATATAAGGGATTACTGGAGTTGGCATTAAGAAGTGGACAAATAAAGAGTTTATATGCACATGAGGTTAGAGAAAATGATAAGTTTGAAGTAAAGTATGGACTAAATCAAGATATTATACATGAGCCTGTAATAACTGGGGAAAGAGGAGAAGTTATAGGTTATTACTCAGTTTACCATTTAACTTCAGGTGGATATAGTTTTATATTCATGACCAAAGAAGAAGTGTTAAATCATGCTAGAAGTAAAAGTAAGACTTTTAAAAATGGACCTTGGCAAACTGATTTTAATGCAATGGCAAAGAAAACTGTTATAAAACAACTTTTAAAATACGCTCCACTAAGTATAGAAATTCAAAAGGCAGTTAACTCAGATGAAACTGTTAAATCTAAAATAGATGAAGATATGAGTTTAATCGAAGATGAAACAGAACCTATTGAGGTTGGATTTGAATTAAAAGATGAAAGTGAAGAAATAAATATTACTCAATAATGATAATGGCTATTTAATACAAAAGAAGGTGAAATATAGTGGAAGTGAAAGATAAACCATATTTTCAAAGTACCAGTATTTTAAATGAAGGATATGGTTTAATTCCTAAAAAGATAACTAGAGATAAATTGTTAAGCTTAGAAGCAAAAGCTATATATGCATATTTAGCTAGTTTTGCAGGAAGTAATGGGAGTTGTTTTCCGGGAAAAGAATTAATGCTTGCTGAACTAGCAACAACGGAGAGAAGATTTAATAAAAATATAAAACAATTAAAAGAACATGGATATATACGTGTTTATAAGAGACGAAAAGGTAATAGAAATGACAGCAACTTATATGAATTAATAATGGATACTAGAGAAATAAAAGTTGCAAGAGAAGAATATGATACTAGTCAAATTGACAATGGTCAATTTGATAGTAGTCAACTTGATAGTAATCAAATTAACCCCCCTAATAATAAAAGCTTTAATAATAACAATATTAAAAATATAAGTTTAAATAATTTGGATAACACAAAAGAGACTACTATAGAAGATATAATAAACTTTTATAAAAGAGAAATAGCTAGTAATTATATATTAAATTCAATTGAACAAGATAGGATAGTTAAATTATCAAAAAAAATACAAAATGAGTTATTTATAGAAGCAATGAGAATATCTATAAAATCAAATATAAAATCTATATACTACATAGAAGGTATTATAAATAAGTGGTTAGAAGCTGGAATTACTACGGTGGATAAATTAAAACTATACAGATCAAATATAGAAAAAAATATAGAAGCCAAATTGTATAAAGGAGATGATCTATATGTTAGAACAAGAAAAGATAAATCTACAAAAAAGAGTACAAATGATAGTAGAGAAAGTGAAGAATCAAGAAAAATTAGATTGCTTGAAAAGTGCAAAGAGCTTAGCAAAAAATGAATATAAGTGTTCTAAATGTAGAGATATGCTCTTTATAGAGCTAGATGATGGAAGTTTTGCACCATGTAAATGTAGAAACTTAAGAATAGCAGAGAATAAGTTAAAACTATCAGGGATAAGTGAAGAATTTAGAAAAATGAGATTTGAAAATTTTAAGTATGAAAGTAGTATTGAGGCAATGGAAGCGTATGTAACATCAAAGACTTACTCTAAAGAATTTAAATCTATTATTAATAAGAAGCAAAATTCAATAATGCTAATGGGACAAGTTGGAAGTGGTAAAACACATTTAGCTATGGCTATATCAAATATACTATTAGATGATGGTAAAGGCGTTATATATATGCCTTATAGAAACATCATAACTAAAATTAAGCAGTGTATAACTGATGAAGAAAATTATCAAAGAGAAATAATCAAATATAAGGAAGCTCAGATTTTATTTATAGATGATTTATTTAAGGGAAGAATTACTGAATCTGATATAAACATAATGTATGAAATAATTGATTATAGATACTTCAAAAACCTTCCCATGATAATTACTACTGAAAAATCATTGAGTAACTTATTAGAAATTGATGAAGCTATAGGGTCTAGGTTATATGAAAAATGCAAAAATTATACAGTTATAATGAAAGGTAAAAAATTAAATTATAGAATTTATGAAGCTAAGTAAAGATGAAAAGCAGAAAAGGAGAAGCTATCAGATATGAAATATAGCAATACATATGATTTTGACTTTACAGAAAACTATATGGCATTACTAGCTTGTATATTAAACCCTAAATTAAGTATTGGAAAAGCAATTAAACATATAATTTTAGAGGATGCTAGATATGGAGAGGGTGGAGCATATAGGAATATTAAAAGCTCTAAAAAAAGTTATAATCATAGAGCGAGGGTTACAGATGAGGTTGAAAATAAGGTTTATGAGTTTAATACATTAAATGATTGTTGTAAATTTTTAAACATTAGAAGATCAGATATAACTATATATATAAAACATAAAATTAAATTCAAAAAACGATATATGATTGAAGTACCAGAGAATATTGAAAGGATAAAATGTAAAGAAGTTAGAATTACAGATACTTTGAAAAATGAAATTATTGATCTAAAAAGCATTAATAAAGCATGTGAGTACTTAAATGCTAGCCGAGGAAATTTAAAACAAGCTATAGAAGCTAAAAGGTTATTTAGGCAAAGATATAAAATAGAAATTAAAGATAATAAGAAATTTAATTGTTAAAATTATAACTTATAAATATGAAAAAACAATATTATTAAATTAAATATTTATAAAAAACAAACAACAAGTTTATAAATTAAAATAAAGTGTTAATTTAAAAATTTATGGAGGGCAGATTTATGAAAAAAGAAGCGTACATACCCAGTGTACAAAAAACATTTTTTAAGCCTAGTGACTCAAAAACATATCCAAATTATATGGCTTTAGCTCAGTGTATATGTGGTAAAGAGATAAATGGGAAAATAAATTATCCACAAAGTGCTGATAAGGTAATGAGTGTATGGGGCATTAAAGGTGGAGAATCAAATGAAGATGATTTTAATTCGAAAAATTATTAGGAGATTAGTATGAAAGCTAAATTTATTATAAATGGAAAACCAAAAGGAAAGGATAGACCAAGGTTAAGTTATGGAAAAATAAGAACACCAGAAGAAACTATTATTTATGAAAATTATATAAAACTATTATATAGAGCAGAAAATAAACCTTATTTTTCTGAAGCTATAAAACTAACTATAAATTGCTATTATAAAATAGCTAAAAGTGATAATAAAAAGCTAAAAGAATCAAAATTAAGTGGTAAAGTAAGACCTTTTAATATTAAGCCAGACATAGATAATGTTGTAAAAATAATATGTGATGCTTTAAATAAAGTTGCTTATAATGATGATACACAAATTGTTGAATTAATTGCAAATAAATACTTTGATAATAATCCTAGAGTTGAAGTTATAATCGAAGAATTAGAATAATAATAGAGGTGATATTATGAGTACTACAGTAAAAGTATCAAAAAAACATAACTTATTTAATAAAGTTGAAAGTCTATTTTATCAATTTAAAGATTTAAAAAGAGAAGTTATATGTATAGAAGAAGAGATAGAATTTATAAAGTTTGATTACAATGGTTTTAGGTCAACTGAGTATTTAGAAAAAGTTCAAAAAAGTGATAATATAAATTCACCTGTTGAAATAGAAATTATTCAAAAACAGAAGAAGTTACAGTTATTAGAACAATTAAAGTATGAAAAAGAGGTAAGTATAAAACGAGTTGAGAGAGCTATAGATAACTTTAATAAAGAAGAAAATGAAATGTTTAATATTAGATACATACAAAATATAAAAAATTGGCAAGTATATGGATTAAAAATGAATGTAGGAAAAGATACGTATTACTCCATAAGAGAAAATATGATAAAAAAATCTATACCTATAATTTTTCCACTTTATAATTTTGAAAATCATAGTAGATAAAAATCTTAATCTTGAATGAGTATATATTTTTAGAAAAACTTCGGAAAAAGTGAAGAATTAAATTGATAGTAAGTATGATATTATATTAGTATAAAGAAATTATACAATATTAACTACTTACTATCGATTACATTATTTTATATAAAATAATTAAGATAGATTTGTATTTAATCTATATATGAGGATATAGTTTAATATGGGAAAACAGCTAAATTTATTAGTAGAATATGGTTCGAAACCATATATTCTCATCAAATATTATAACTTTACGGCTCTTTGAGAACTCTATAGCGGTATGGAGTATAAACTAAAACTGTTATTTTGCAACAAGTTTTCATATGTTTAAATGCATAGTAATAAAAAAGTCACTAAATCTTAAAAAGATTAGTGGCTTTTTTATTTAACAAAGAATTGAGGTGGTGATGTGGCAGATTTAAAGGATTTAGCTAAAATAGATTATCTAAATGGAATAAAACAAAAACAAATATGTAAAAATCATGGAATTAATATAAATACACTGAAATCATGGATAAGTAGATATAAATGGGCTGAAGAAAAACGGCGAAAGGGAATACCTAAGAATACTGGAGGGGCTCCTCTTAATAATAAAAATGCAGTTGGACATGGAGCTCCAAAAGGAAATAAAAATGCTGAAAAGTTTGGCTTTTTTTCTAAATACTTACCAGATGAAACCTTAGAGTTAATGGATTCTATAGTTGAAAAAAAACAGATAGATATACTTTGGGAACAAATTGTAATACAGTATGCGGCTATAATAAGAGCTCAAAAAATTATGTATGTTGCTGAAAAAGATGAAATAATAAGAGAAGTAAAAAAAGAGGAACAAAGTGAGTTATCTCAAAAGATAGAGTATGAACTTCAATTTGCATGGGATAGACAAGCTTCTTTTCTTAATGCTCAAAGTAGAGCAATGAGCGAATTAAGGAGTTTAATTAAGCAATATGACAATATGATTAATTCTAATTTAAATTTAGCTACTGAAGAACAAAAAGCTAGAATAGAAGTCTTAAAGTCTAGAATAGTTAATAATGAAAAAAATAGAGAAGAAAAAATAGATCAATATTTTACGAAATTAGAGGAACATATAAATGTTAAATGATTTATATCATAAAAAACAATTAGAAGTAATGAACTTTGCAATGACCAACGATTTTTTTATGTTAATTAATCATGGTGCAAAAAGAACAGGAAAAACTATTTTAGATAATGATTTATTTATATATGAATTAAGAAGAGTTAGAAAGATAGCTGATGAATTAAATATTACATTACCTCAATATATTTTAGCAGGTGCTGATTTAGGATCGGTTCAAAGAAATGTTTTAAATGAACTTACAAATAAATATGATATTGAGTTTAAGTTTGACAAACACAATAGATTTATTTTATTTGGAGTTCAAGTATGCTGTTTTGGACATTCAAAAAAAAATGATTTAGGAAGAATAAGAGGGATGACTTCATTTGGAGCATATATAAACGAAGGAACTATGGCAAATGAAGAAGTTTTTAATGAAATTAAAGCAAGATGTTCTGGTGAAGGAGCACGAATATTAATAGATACAAATCCAGATCAACCAGAACACTGGCTAAAATCAAACTTTATAGATAAAGCAGATGGAAAAATAATACAAGCTTATCACTATGAGTTAGATGAGAATACATTTTTAAGTGAGAGATATAGAAACAATATTAAAGCATCAACTCCATCTGGAATGTTTTATGATAGAGATATAAAGGGATTATGGGTATCTGCAGAAGGAATTGTTTATAGAGACTTTAGAAAAGATATTCATTACATAAGTGAAAGTAATTTAAAAAATATAAATTTTGTAAAATTTTTTGCAGGTGTTGACTGGGGATATGAACATCATGGTTCTATAGTTGTTATAGGAAAAGATGATAATGAAAATTTATATTTATTAAGAGAGTATGCAAGACAGTATGAAGAAATTGATTATTGGGTAGATGTAGCTAAAACAATAAAAAGTAAATATGGAAATATAATTTTTTATTGTGATAGTGCAAGACCTGAACATGTAGCAAGATTTAAAAAGGAAGGTCTAAGAGCTAAAAATGCTGATAAATCAGTATTAAGTGGAATTGAAGTAGTAGCAAAAGGATTTAAGACTAATAAATTAAAGGTAGTAAAGGAACATACTGATTTATTTAAAAAAGAAATTTTTATGTATGCTTGGAATAAAACAACAGGAGAACCTATTAAGCTGTGGGATGATGTATTGGATGCACTTAGATATGCAATTTATACAGAGAGCAAAGGTAGTGGATTAAGAGTTTTTAAATAATTAAAGTAAAAAAATACATGATCAATTATTTATGGTTAGAGATTTATTTAAAAACTAAATTTTAATTATAGGAGGTGGAATATGAAAATCGATGAAATTATAAAAATTATAAGAGATGATATACCTCGTAGGGAGAAAATATTAAAAACAAAAATGTATTATTGCAATAAAAATGATATTTTAAATTTAGGAGTATCTAAAAATGATAGGACAGATCCACTAAGAAATGCAGATAATAGGATAAGCCACAATTTTCACCAACTTATGGTTGATGAAAAGGCAGCATATTTATTTACATATCCAGTATTATTTGATCTAGGGAGTAAGGAAATTAATAAAAAAGTTAACAAGTTATTAGGTGATGAATTTGAAAGTGTATGTAAAGATTTATGCATAGAGGTAAGTAATGCTGCAAATGCATTTATATATTACTGTTGCAATGAGAATCTAGACTTTGAATATTATATGGTACCGACTGAAGATATTATAGTTAAGTATGCAGATAATAGAAAAAGCAAAATATCTACAGTATATAGATATTATGAAACTATTGAAAATAATAAAAATATAATTATATTTGAAGTTTGGACTGATTCTAAAATGGAAAAGTATTATATTTTAGGAACGTTAAATTCAATTGAAAGTAAATTTTATAAACCAGTAGATGCAATAGGTCATAAATTTGGAGAAGTTCCTTTTATAGAATTTAGAAATAACAATAGATTTCAAAATGATTTAGATAAGTATAAAAATCTAATTGATATATATGACAAAGTTTCTAGTGGATATGCAAATGATCTAGAAGATATACAACAAGTTATATACATACTTGAAAACTATGGAGGAGAAGATTTAAAGGAATTTTTAGGAGATTTAAAAAGATATAAAGCTGTTAAAACAGATAGTGATCCTACAGGAGGATCAGGAAGTGTTAAAACATTGCAAATTGAAATACCTGTAGAAGCAAGAACTAAATTATTAGATATACTAAAAATACAAATATATGAGAGTGGTCAAGGACTTCAACAAGATACTGAGAGTTTTGGAAATGCTAGTGGTGTTGCGTTGAAGTTTTTTTATAGAAAACTAGAGCTAAAAGCTGGATTAGTTGAGACTGAATTTAAAAAAAGTTTTAATAAATTAATAAAGGTTATACTTAGATATTTAAATATTAATTCAGATATAAAGATACACCAGACGTATACAAGAAATATGATATCTAATGATTTAGAAAATGCACAAATAGCACAAATAAGTGTAGGTGTAATTCCTAAAAAGCTAATAATTAAAAATCATCCATGGGTTGAAAATCCAGAAGAAGCTTACAAGTTGATGGAGGAAGAAGAAACAGAATTATCCCTATGCAACGATAAAGCAAGTGATAAAGACATATAATTATAAATTATATGTCTTTATTTTGCTCTTTTTTATTATTTGAAGAGGGTAAAGAACAAAGATTACTATAGAAGGTTTATAAGAGGAAAGGATTAAATATGGATTGGTTAAAAGAAATTTTAAGTAAAGCAGAAGTGAAAGATAATAAATTACAAGTTGATGAGATTATCAAAAATGTAAATGTTGAAATTCCTAAATATTTTGTACCTAAATCAGATTATGAAAATGCAAACTTAAGGCTAGATGAAGCTAATACAACCATAAAATCATTGCAATGTAAAACAACTAAAGATGATATAGAATCTTTAAAGAAAGAGCATAAAGTTCAGCTTAATAATCTAGAACTAAAATATAAAAAAGCAATGAATGAAAAAGAATTTAATTATGAGTTAGAGAAAGTTTTAAATAGTACTAATTGTAAAGATATTAAAGATATTAAGTCATTGCTTAGTATGGAAGGTATAAAATATAGAAATGGTCAATTTGAGGGTTTAGATGAGCAAATAAAAGATTTAAAGCAAAATAAATGTTATTTATTTAAAGATTCAAAGGATGATCAATATACACAAAATCCATATTATAAAATTGTAGGGAGTAGTGGAGTTCCTGCAAATGAAAACTCTATATCATCTCAAATTTCAGATGCAATAAATGGAAAAATATAATCAATTTATAACAGAAAGGAAGTATAAAAATGGGTAATATGATAAAATATGCAACAATATTTCAAAATGAATTAGATAAAGCAGCAATACAATCAATGTTAACAGGATGGATGGATGTCAATTCAGGTAAAGTAAAATATAGTGGAGGTAAGGAAGTTAAGGTACCTCAGTTAAGTGTAGATGGGCTAGCAGATTACGATAGAGCTGGTGGGACAGGATTTAAAAAAGGAACTATAAATATTGAATATAAAACAAAAGAGATGACTCAAGATAGAGGAAGAAAATTTTCTATAGATGCTAATGATGTTGATGAAACAGGATTTGTATTAACGGCAGGAAATATAATGGGCGAATTCCAAAGAACTCAAGTGATTCCAGAGATAGATGCATACCGATTATCTGCATTGGCAACTACAGCTATGAAGGTAGATGGTGATAAAAATGTTGAGTATTCATATACGCCAACATCAAAAGATATAATACAAAAAATAAAAAACGGTATAAAGACAATAAGAAATAATGGGTATAATGGAGAATTAATAATTCATTTAACTTATGATGCTTTAACTGAGGTCGAAATAGCAGCTTTAGGAAAATTATCTTCAGTTACTTTTAGTCAAGGTGGGATAGATACTCAAGTGCCATCAATAGACAGATGTCCATTAATACCAACTCCACAAAATAGAATGTACTCTATGATTAAATTATACGATGGTGTAACTAGTGGAGAAGAAAAGGGTGGATATGTGAAAGCAGAAAATGGTATAGAATGTAACTTTTTAATAGTTCCTAGAGATATTCCTATAGCTGTAACTAAACAAGATATAATGAGAATATTTGATCCTCAAACTAATCAAGAAGCTAATGCTTGGGCAATGGATTATAGAAGATATCATGATATATGGGTTCTAGACAATAAAATTAATTCGGTTTATGCAAACTTTAAAGAAGCAAAACCAGCTAGTAAATAGGATATAAGTTTATGATTGGGAATATTAAAGGTTTAATTAAAGCTAAACTTATTAACGTAGAACATGAAATACCGGATAATATAATAAATATGGCTATTGAAGAATCAATAGATATGATAAACACATATTGTAATTTAAATGAAGTAACTACTCAACTTAAATTTATATTAGCTAATATTTCAGTAGATATAATAGTTAATCAATATATAAAAAATGATGAAGTAGTTGAAAGCATCCAACAAGGGGATACAAAAATATCTTTTGTAAATTCAAAACGAATTCGTAGTACAGATGAGATATTAATAAAATATAAAAAGGAATTAAATAGATTTAGGAGATTAAAAAAATGAGACTAAGTCAATTATCTAAATATTTAGATATTATGTACACAGACAGGATGACTATAAGTAGATATATTGATGTCGAATTGGAAGATGGTAGTATTAAGGAAGTCCTTGATTATAAATCTAAACTAAAAGATATACCATGTAGAATATCTACTATAAAAGAAGATGAACATAATTTAAGACAACAATATGAAAATAGAGAACTTGTTAAATTTAAAGTATTCTGTTCTATAGATACAGAAATATTTAAAGGAGATTTTATAACTTTGGAGAGAATTATAGATGGAAAATGTGTAGATATAATAAAAGCTATTGCAGGGAAACCAATTAAATACGACATAGATCAAGAATTTGTATTAATAGAAAATAAACAGGTATAAATGAGTTTTAATTATAGTGAATTTGAAGAATTTATAAATAAATTTAAAAAAATATCTATAGGATTTAATAAGTTTTTATTTAATTTTTTAACCCAAAATGCTATTGAAGCTTTAGAAAAAACGAAACAAAGGACTCCTGAAGATACAGGATTACTTAGAAAAAGCTGGGAAATAACCAAAGTTTCAAGAAAAGGAAATGAGTTAATAGTATATTTATATAATGATAAAGAATATGCATCTTACGTTGAGATGGGACATTCTACACCAAATGGTGATGGTTGGGTGGAGGGATATTATATGATGACTATATCTATAGAAGAAGTTGCAAGAAATATTCCTAAAAATTTTGAAAAAGAATTTGCTATGTTTATTAAAAGATGTGGAGTTGAATAAATCATGAAGATAGATTCAGGAACAATAATAAGTTTAATAACTAAAATATTAAAACAAAATTTTCCAGAATGTTATATATATAAAGATAAGAAGATACAAGGTCTAAAAAAACCTTGTTTTTTTGTATTTAAACTAAATTCAGAACAAGTAAAATATAATAAAGATATATTTAAGCAGAGTTTGTTAGTTAATATTAGATATATTAATGATCAAGGACGTACAGAATTTGAAGATGTAGACTTTAAAGTACAAGAGATTTTATCTTGCATAGATCAAGATAATTTTAAATTGGCTCCCAAAAACATAAAATCTGAAATAATAGATGATGCTTTGCAAATATTTATATCGTATAATATAAGAATTTTAAAAGAACAAGAAACCAAAAGTAAAATGGGTGGATTGAATATAAATGGAGGTGTTAAGTAATGGCAGGAGGAACTTTTATAAGCCAAAATAAAATAAGACCAGGAGCATACATTAATTTCAAAAGTATTTCTAAGCCTTCTGGTAAGGTTGGAATTAGAGGAATATCAACTATACCTATAGTTTTGGGATGGGGTCCAAATGATCAGTTGATAGAAATAAATAGTTCGGATTTATCAGATGGAAAAATATTAGATAAATTAGGCTACTATGGGTATGAAAATGAGATTGTTTCAATCAAAGAGGCATTAAAAAACAGTTATAAGTGTTTAGTATTTAGAGTCGATAGTAATGGACAGAAAGCAACTGCTACAATAGATTCTTTAAATATTGTTGCTAAATATCCAGGAACAGTTGGGAATAGATTATCTGTTAGTATAAAAGATGTAGAAAATGATAAATTTGAAGTGAAAACATTTTTAGATACTAAAGTTGTTGATGTACAATTAGCATCAAATATAGATGAACTTTTAGGAAACTGTTGGGTTGATTTCGCTGGAAGTGGAAAGTTAGTTGCCAATGCGGGTATAAAACTAACTTCAGGATCTAATGGAACAGAAAGTATTGAGAATTATTCTAGATATATAGATCTTATTAATAATAAATATTTTAATACTATGGGAGTTTACACAACTAATAAAGATGTTAAAGAGAAAATAACTACTTTTATTAAGCAGTCTAGAGAAGAAAAAGGTAAAAAGATACAGTGTGTAATAAATGATTTTTCAGAAGCAAATTATGAAGGTGTTATATCGGTAGATCAAGGTTATAAGACAAAAGATACAACTGTAGGAGTAAATGGATTTGTTGGGTACGTTACAGGGTTAACATCAGGGGCTTCATTAAATAAATCTAATACATATACAGTAATACCAGGAGCTGTTGAGATAATAAACCCTAAAACAGATGATGAAATAAAAGAAGGAATACGTAAAGGTAAATTTATTATTACCTTTAGACAAGATGAAAGTGTTGTTGTAGAAACTGATATAAATACATTTACTGATTTCTCATCAACTAAATCTAGAGACTTTTGTAAAAATAGAGTCATTAGAACTTTAGATGATATAAACAATAGTATAAAAAATATGTTTGAAAAAACTTATTTAGGAAAAATCAATAACAATGAAGATGGGAGAACATCCTTTAAATCAGATATTATTTCATATTTAAAAGAACTAAATAAATTAGGAGCTATAGAAGATTTTAAAAACGAAGATATATCAATTTCTGTAGGAAATGAAATAGATTCTGTATTAGTGGATATAGGTATAAAGCCTATTGATGCAATGGAGAAATTATATATGACAGTTTCAGTAGGATAGGAGGAAATTAAATGACATACTTAAAAGCTAATGATACCATTTGTGGGAAAGAGGGATTTGCACAAATAAATATAAACGGTGAGATACACAAGCTGTTTAACATAAAATCTCTTGAGGCAACTATGGAAAAAAATAAATCAGAAATACAGGTGATTGGAGCAAGAGCAACTCAACATAAAACAACTGGATGGAGTGGGTCTGGATCAATGACAGTACATTATGTAAGTTCATTATTTAGAAAGCTAGCGATTGAATATATAAAAACAGGTAAAGATATCTACTTCGATATGGTAATTACTAACAATGACCCAACTAGTGATGCTGGAAAACAGACAACTGCACTTTATAACTGTAATATAGATTCAACTATATTAGCTAAATTAGATATAGATGATGATTCATTAGAAGAAGATATGGACTTCACATTTGATGATGCAGAAATGTTAGAGGAATTTAAAGAATTAGCATATTTAAAATAGTATAGGAAATAAAAAAGGCTAACTTATAAGTTAGCTTTTTCATTACAAAATTTATTATAAAGGAAGAAGGAATATATATGTCAAAATTAATGGATTTTTTAGTAAGTAACCCAATAGATAATTTAACAGAGGAAGTTATAGTGTCAGATAGATTTACAGATGGTGATAAAATAATGAAATTTAAAATAAAAGCAGTTTCACCAGATGAGTTTTCAGATTTACAAAAGCAATGTACTAAGGTTGGAAAGAAAGGAAAAGTCAATTTTGATAGTAAGATGTTTAATGAACAACTTGTTATAAATTATACTGTAGAACCTAATTTTAGAAATTCAGAGTCAATAAAAAAAGCTGGATGTATGACTCCACAACAATTATTAAATAAAGTTTTATTAGCAGGAGAAGTTGCAACTCTAGTTGAAGAAATAAGTTCATTATCTGGTTTTGATAAAGATTTGGAGGGGCTTAGAGAAGAAGCAAAAAACTAATAAAAGAGGGAGATGGAGAAACTATGTATGCATATTATTGTCTACATAAGTTTCGTTGGCCACCAGGTCAATTTGCAAATCTCTCATTAAGTGAAAAAGCATTAGTAATTGAAATGATTGATGAAAGAATAAGAGAAGAGAAAAAGGAACAAGCAAGACTTAAAAAAAGGAGGTAAAAGTCTATGGCTACAATAAGTAATGCAATTATTATGCAAGATAAGATGACACCTGTTTTCAACAAAATAAATAGTGCTATGGAAAATACCTTAAAAGTCTTGCGAAAAGTAAATAGTTCTGTTGGGCAAGGTATCTCAGAAAGAGAATTTAAAAAAGCAGAAAATGCAATAAAACAAGCAGATAAGGCTTTAAATAAATATAAAAGTGATATAGAAAAAGCAAATCAGGCAAGTTTGAACTTAAGGAATCCTACTAATAAATCAGAAGGTTCAAATGAAGGAGAATCTGATAAAAAATCAAAAGATATTAAAGAACCAGGTTTTTTAAACCCATCTTCAATAGTTGGGTCAGCTCAAAAGGGAATAGAACTTGTTACTAAAGGAGCTGAATATTTAGATGAGCTCTCTTTGATGCAATCTAGGGTTAAGGTTATAAATGATGGAATGCAAACAACAAATGCTTTACAAGATAAAATATTAGCAAGTGCTAATAGAGCAGGGGCAAGTTATAAAGATACTACAGAAGCAGTAACAAAGCTTAGTATGACTGCAGGCAATCAGTTTAAAAATAATGATCAGGCTATATCTTTTGTTGAAACATTAAATAAAATGTTTGCTATTTCAGGTACTAGTGGTAAAGATGCTAGTTCTGCTATGGAACAAGTAACTAAAGCCATGGAAGATGGTAAATTAAAAGGTGATGATTTTAGTTCCATTTTACAAAAAGCACCAATATTGGCTAATGCTATTGCTAAATCCATGGGCAAATCAAAGGAAGAACTTAAAGATATATCATCAGAAGGAGGTATAACTGCTGATATAATTAAAAAAGCAATGAATGATGCGACAAAGGATGTAAATAAACAGTTTGATTCAATGCCAATGACATTTGGGCAGAAAATGACAATATTAAAGAATAACTTTATGAATGCAATGGAGCCAGTAGCTGCAAGGTTTAGCCAATGGCTTAACAGTTCAAATGCAACAACTTTTTTAAATGATATATCAGATGGCTTTGTGGTACTTGCAAATATGGGAGTAATGGCATTAGAAGGTATTGCAAATGCTGCATCATGGTTAAAAGAAAATTTTATTTTTATTGAACCTATATTAATCGCTTTATCAATGCTAATGTTAATTTTAAAAGTTCAATCTGTATTAGCTGCAATATCATCAGCAATAGCTTGGGCTATGGCCAATGTTCAATTATTAGTCATAGTAGGAGTAATTACATTAATAATTTTTGTGTTTAATCTTTTAGGTATAAATATAGCATCAGTTATAAGTACAGTAATTTCCTGGATCAGTGGATTAATTGATGTATTAATATATTTAATGCCAGTAATAATTTCTATAGGTGCAGCAATTATTGCATATTTTCTTATACCAATGTTAATTGCTGCTATACAAGCTATACCGGGAATGATTATTTCATTAGTTGGGTTAATGATGAGTTTATGGGAAACTATTCAAATTTTAGCTTTATATGCACTTGAATGGCTTGCAGCAAATTGGATTATGTTGTTAGTAGCTGTAGCTATAGGAATAGTTATATTTATTTTAATTCAATTAGGAGTTACTGCGGCGGATGTAGTAGGGTTTATTGTAGGTTTATTCTATGCTTTAGTAGCTATAATTGAAAATGCCGTTATTATTCCTCTATATAATAAATTTGCTATGTTTGCTAATTTTTTAAATAATTTATTTATTGATCCTATCGGTGCTATACAAATGCTATTTTTAGATATGGCTACTTATATAGTAGATAAAGTTAGATGGGTAGCTCAATCATTACAAGACTTAGTAAATATGATTCCTGGTGTTGAAGTAAATATAGTTGGGAATTTAGATAATATTAAATCAGCGATAGAATCTGCTAAATCAGATGTTAAATCCAAGCGTGGAGTTAAAGAAACAAAGTTTAAAAAATATGAAAATATTGGAGAGTCATTTAATAAAGGGTTTAATAAAGGTCATGATTTTGCAAGTTCACTTGGTAGTAAAGGAAGTATATTTGGAAATCCATTAAGTATGTTTAAAATGCCTAAATTACCAGATGGAGTTGGTATGGATAAAGGGATGGGAATGCCTAATTTCTCAAATAATCCAATGACAAATGGATCTAATGGAAAAGGAAAAGGACCAGGATCCGGAGTTGGCGGAGCTGGAAAAATGCCTGCAGGTTTATCTGATAAAATTAACGGTGGAAAACTAGATAAAATAGGAAAAATAGAAGATGATGTAAAAATAACTGATGAAGATATTAAGATGTTAAAGGATATATCAAAAGCTGAATTTATTAATAAATATACTACATTAAGACCTAATATGAAGGTTGAATTTACAGGGCCTGTAACAGAAACAGCTGATATAAATAAAATTTTATCTGCAATAGAAGATATGACTGAAGAAGCTCTATCTAATACAATAGTAGAGGGGGTATATGCTTAGTGTCTGTAGGGGTTTTTATGGAGTATAGGGGATTGGTGATTCAATTCCCTATAAATCCAGAAGAATTAAAAGTTAAAATTGAAGGATCTAATGAAACAAAAGAGGTTGTAAAGCTTGGAGAAATTAATATTGCAAAAGATAAAAAGTTATCTACTATAGAATTTGAAAGTTTTTTACCTAAAGATAATATATATCCATTTATAAGGACTAAAAATCAATTTCAAGAACCAAAATATTATATTGATTTTATAGAACAAGTAAGGGGAGATAAAAAGCCTATAAGATTTATAGTAAGTGATACAGATATAAACCTTATGGTTTTAATTGAAAGCTTTGAATATGGATATAAATATGGTTCTAATGATGTCAATTTTACGATTAGCATAAAGGAATATAGAGAAGTAAAAGTAAAAGAGGTCAAAATTTCAGATTATGAAAGTAAAAGACCAAACAGAAATACTAACAATAATAGGAATAATGCATCTGGAAATATAACTATAGGGTGTACTGTCATAGTTAATGGAAGATTACATAGAGATAGTTGGGGCAAAGGACCAGGAATGACCCTTAGAAACTATAGAGGTAAGATAAATTTCATAAAAAGGGATGGTCGTAAGTATCCATACCATGTAACTGATATGAATGGTGGATGGATGGGATGGGTAACGAAAGAGTCTGTTAAGGTGATATAAATGAATATAGAGATGATTGTACAAAACACTAATACAGGAAAAGCATACGATGTATCAGATTTAATATCTGATATAGAGCTAAATCAAGAAATTCAAGATAATCCTGGAAAGCTTACTTTTACTTTGCAAGATGTATTAAATGAAGACTATATGAGTGAAGGAAGTCCGATATCCTTGAAAATTAATAATGAGAAAATATTTTTTGGATTTATTTTCAAACTTGGAAAGAGCGAAAAGAAAGAAATAAAGATAACTGCATATGATCAATTAAGATATTTAAAATATAAAGATACTTATGTGTTTAAAAACCTTACTTGTAGTCAAATTTTTAGTAAAATCTGTATGGATTATAATATAAATTTTAAAATAAAGCATAGTAGTAATCATACTTTACCTGCAAAAATTGAAGATAATAAAAATCTTGGCGATATTATTCAATATGCCTTTGATAAGACATTAATAGATACAGGTGAATGGTTTTTTATTAGAGATAACTTTGGAACTTTAGAGCATCTAAATGTATGGGAAGAGAAAACTAACTTAGCTATAGGAGATGAAAGCTTATTAAATAGTTATGATTATGAGTCAAGTATAGATGATGAAACATACAACCAAGTAAAACTTATTAAAGAAAATAAAGAAACAAAAAAAAGAGAAGTATATATTGTTAAGGATAGTCAAAATATCAAAAAATGGGGTATTTTGCAATATTTCGATAAAGTTGATGAAAAAATGAATGAAGCTCAAATTAAAGAAAGAGCAGAGATGTTATTAAAACACTACAATAAGCCTAAAAAGTCTCTAAAGATTGAATGTTTGGGAGACTTTAGAGTAAAGGCAGGATGTGGTGTTGTTTTAGTTATAGAGGATTTAAAAAATGATGTTCCATTTAACAAATATGCTATTGTCTTAAACGTTTCACATAAAATAAAAAATAATGAGCATACAATGAGTTTAGAAGTTGAGGTGATATAAATGGCAGGAGAAAAATTTGTAAGATTAATTAAACAAGGGGCAAGGCATGCTATTCCAGAAAATACGTTAACAGACCTTGTTCCAGGAGAAGTAACCAATGAATCGCCATTAACTGTTTTAGTAGAAAATAGATTTAAGATTGATCAAGATTTTTTAGTATTATCTCCATTTTGTAGAGAGTTTAAAGATAAAAATGGGTCAGTTTTATTTGAAAACCTAAAAATAGGGGAAAAAGTGCTTCTATTAAGAGTTTCAAATGGACAACAGTTTTATGTATTAGATAGAGGAGAATTGAAAAAATGATACCAAATTTTAAATTTATTGTTAGTGAAATAGAAGATAATTTTCAAAGTAGTAAAACATATAAAATTGATAATTTTAATAGAAGAATAATAACTAAAATTGATGAATTAGATGCAGTAAAACAATCGGTATTTAAAATATTACAAACTGAAAGATTTGAAAACATAATTTATGATGATAATTATGGAGTTGAACTTATGGGATATATAGGAAAGCCTAAAGAATTTGTTAAATCAGATATAGAAAGATCAATAAAAGAAGCACTTTTAATTGATGAACGAATTCTAGGGATAGAAAACTTTAAAATTATTAATGAAAATAAAGATATATTAGAAATAGAATTTAAAGTAAATTCTATTTTTGGGAATATACATTTTGAAAGTGCGGTGACTATATGAGTTTAGGACAATATTTAGAAAAATATACCTTTGAGAATCTTATAAATAAAGCTTTAGAGATAGTTCCAGAAGATATTGATAAACGTCAAGGATCTGTAATTTATGATGCATTAGCTCCAGCATGTTATCAATTAGCAGAAATGTATATGGAATTAAGACAAGTTTTATTAAATTCCTTTGTTACAACCAGTTATGGGGAATATTTAGACAATAAGGTAATAGAACAGGGTCTAAGTAGATATAAAGCCACATATGCTAAGAAAAAAGCTATATGTGTATTTCAAGACGGAACACCTGCCACCGTTCAAGTAGGAAGCAGATTTTCTGCTATTAATGAAGAAATACCTTTAACATACAAGGTTATTGATGTATTTAAAAATGAAAAAAATCAAATTGTTCCAGGTGAATATATTTTACAATGTGAGACGATTGGAACCTTAGGAAACGGATATATAGGCGATTTACTACCTATCACTCATATAAATAATCTTAAATCATGCAAATTAACTACTCTTTTAGTACCTGCAAGGGACGAAGAAACGGATGAAGAGTTGAAGAATAGATTTATATTAGAAGTCAATCAAAGACCATTTGGCGGAAATATAGCTCAATATGATGAGGAAATACGTAAGATTGATGGGATTGGAGAAGTTCAAATATATCCAACATGGAAAGGTGGAGGAACTGTTAAATGTAGTATTGTTGATACTGAATTTAATGCAGTTTCAAGTGATTTAATACAGAAAGTTAAAAATATAATAGACCCTGCAGAAAAGGAAGGGATAGGATTAGGATTAGCGCCTATTGGACATGTAGTAACAATAACAACTCCTCAAATAGTAGAAGTCACTGTAGAAGCTAAAATACATTTAATTACAGGCTATGTAATAGATCAAGTTAAAGAAACAATTAAAAAGTCTATAAATGAGTATCTTAAAAGTTTAAGAAAAAACTGGGGGATTGCAGATGATATGAATAGATATGAGTTATCTATTTATATATCTCAAATAACTATGTCTATTTTAAAGGTTGTTGGAGTAGCCAATGTAACAGATATAAAGATAAATGGTCAATCAAATGATTTAAACCTAATTCAAACTGGAGAATTACAACAAATACCTCAATTGAAAGAAGTTAATTTATTATGATAAATATAAAAAACTATTTTCCAACTTTATATAATAACATACTCGAAATAGATACATTAGTTAAAATTGAAAATGATTTATTTGAAAATCTAAATACTGAATTTGAAAAAGCTATAAAAAATGAATATGTTATAACTGCAGATAAAGAAACTATAAAAAAATATGAAATTCTATTACGAATAAATGATGGAGACAATAAGGAACTAAGTTTTAGAAGACAGAGGATATTAAATAGATTAGCTATGAATATGCCTTTCACTTTAAGAGCTTTAAAACAGAAATTAGATGAGTTAATAGGTAAAGGAAACTATAATATTTTTGTTGATCCTGGTAAATTTACTCTTTATATTGAGTCAAAAATATTAAATCAAACCTGGTTTAATGAAACTTACATAACAATAAATAAAATGAAACCAGCTAATATTGTATTTATAAATAAACCCTTTATTGATGAAAAAATACTAGCAAATGAAGAATTAATGCTAGCACAAAGGGAGTATAACTATAGATTAGGTTCAACCTGGAGGTTGGGAACTTTGCCGTTTAAATCTCTACATGAGAAAGGAGCTATAAAGTTGAAACAAAATAACTCTATACAAAAGTATTTTTTAGATGAGCTAAAAGGCTTTGCATTAAGTAAAATTGGTTATGTAAAGTTAAACAATGTAAAAGTTATAAATGAATTTATAACAAAAGATATTGTAAATGAAAAATTAACTTTAGAATATGCAGTTTTGCATAGTTTTGGCCTAGATGAAATAACAAAAGTTGATGTTTATACATCTGATAATAAATTACTAACTTCTATAGATCTATACGTTCCAATAATAGAAGATATAGAACTTAAACACGTAATAAATATCGAGGAAGGGGTTAATTAATGGGTGCTTATAAAACAAATTGGAAGCTTACAGAAACAGTAATGCCAGAAGATTTTAATAGAATTGAAGAAAATATAAAAGAAAATAATAAAAAACATGATGATTTTAAAACTGAATATGATAAAACTTTAAAAGAGCAAAATAAAAAAATTGATTCTAAATTAGAAAAGGAAGACGTATTATTAAAAGTACCATGGCCAACAGATAGAGATTGTAATTCATTTAAAACCCTAAATGCTTTTTTCTCATTTGATACTTCAACGGGAGACTTTAAAAATACACCAGAAGGAACTTTAACAAAAGGATCTTCTAAAATATTTATTGTTACAAATAAAGGCTATTCAAGCGAAAGAATACAACAGGAATGGGTACAAATATATCCTCAAAATAAAATTAGAAAGTATACTAGAAATCTTATTTCTGGAGAATGGGGTAACTGGTATAAAAACTATGATGAAGCAAATAAACCTAGTTGGAATGATATAGAAGCTAAACCTAGTACATTTACACCTGCTATACATAACCATGATGATAGATATTTACAATTAAATAAAGGTCGTGTATCTGATTTTAATACATGTAAAGATCCCGGTGTATATACGATTAGTGGCTCAAATATAACAAATGCACCGATAATAGATTCTATATATGGAACTCTAGAAGTTTTACCTAGAGGAGATGCATTTTTAATTCAAAGAATTACGTTAAGTTCTGGAATGATATTCACAAGATACTTTGATTCTAATATATGGACATCTTGGGTTAAAAACTATAATAGTGCCAATCCACCAGATGATAGATATTTAAATAAACGTGTAGGTCGTGTTACGGATTTTAATATATGTACAAGTCCAGGAATATACATTGTTAGCAGTGGCACTGCAATTCCAAACAGTCCAATATCTTCTGGTATTTATGGAACTCTTTTAGTTCAACCTAGGGATGATGAACTATCACAATTACTGGTTACTTCAACAGGTCGTATATTTACTAGATATCAAGGTTATGACAAAACTTGGACTAATTGGACTAGAGTATATTCTACATCAGATAAACCAACATGGGATGAAGTAATAAATAAACCTAGTACTTTCTCACCATCCACACATAATCATGATACATTATACGCTAGAATAGATAGAGGAACGGTTACAGACTTTAATCAGTGTAAAAATATAGGGACTTATAATATAAGTGGTAAAGATATTCCGAACGCACCATTCAAGGGTAATATCTATGGCACGCTAGAAGTTTTACCTAGAGGATCCGATAAAGTACAAAGAGTTATAACAAGTAGTGGGGCAAGTTACGTAAGATTTTATGCAGAAGGTGGAGTAAATACTGGTTTTAGAGAATGGGTTAAAGTTTATACATCGACTAATAAACCTAGTTGGAATGATATAGAAGCTAAACCTAGTACATTTACACCTGCTACACATAACCATGATGATTCCTATTTAAAAAAATCAAATGGTTTTGTTTCAGATTTTAATAAATGTTTAACAGAGGGAATTTATTCTGTTGGTAGTGATAATGCTATTCCGAATGGCCCAGTTAACGGAGGTATTTATGGTGTTTTAGAAGTATTCAAGAAAAAAAATGAATATCTACAAAGATGTACAAACTTTAATGGTCAAACATATGTAAGATATCTTAACTATAAAAATGAATGGCTTCCTTGGAATAGGATAATATCTAATAATGATTTTATCACTGGCACAGTAGACGGAAAGTATTATATGAAACTTCCAAATAATATGTTAATACAATGGGGTCATGTCATAGTAACTATTGCAGAAGGTTTTAACAATGCCAGTTCTTTAGTATATTTTCCAGTAAGCTTTGCATCTGATTATATGTGTACAGGTAATGTTGCTGCTAATGATTTTGGAGGTTATGCAGAAGTAAATGCATCTGTTATACAAGAAAATCCAACTAGAGCATTTACACAAGTCTTTACGCTAAATGGTAGAGCTCCAGGTGGAGGAAAAAAAGTAAGAGTAAACTGGATGGCAATAGGGAGGTATTAAATGAAAATTTACATGAGTTATGACAAAGAAAATTTAAAATTCAAGGGGTTTTTTACAGATGATATTCATGGTAAAAATATTCCTTCCCCTAATATAGAAATAAATAAAGATTTATGGAAATATATTCAAAACTTAACAGAGGATTTTAAAATAATAGAAAACTTTGAAGTAAAGGAAATGTATACACTAGAAGATAAGAATATAATAGAAATAATTCCTTTTGAACGTAAAGATCCCAAACCTACTAAAATTGAGGAACTAGAACAACAGAACTCTCAATTAATGCTGGATTTAGCTAGTAAAGATATGTTAATTAAAAAACTTAATATACAACAATCTCAGGTATTATTAGAAAGTTCAGAGAAGGACTTAAAAATTAAAAACTTAGAAAATGATGTATCAAATATTTTATTACAAATTTCAATAGGAGGTATTAAATAATGACGAACTTTTGGTATGATGCTATAAAAAGATATTATAGATTAGGATATTACTCAAATGAAAACATGAGAGTTTTTGTTGAAGCTGAAAGAATAACTAAGGGACAGTTTAAAGAAATAACAAATGAAGATTACAATAAAGAAATTGATTCTTTAAAAGTAGAAAAACAATTGTAAATAAAGTGTAAATGTAGAAAGGACTATAAATAGTAGTTCTATTTTTATGCAATTTTTTAGGAGGTTACATGAATATAGAGGTTACGGTGATATGTACAATTATAGGTGCAATAATTGGTTATATGAGTTATCAGAAAAAGAATGAACATGATATAGAGGATGATGCATCTCAGAAAACAGTAGTTGCTACAAAGTTGGATTATATATCGAAAGGAGTTGATGATATAAGGCTGGATATAAAAGCTCAAGATACCAAGATAAGTGGCGTTATAGAAAGACTTATAAAGGTAGAAGAAAGTACAAAGTCAGCTCATCATAGAATCGACAATATACAAGGAGTTGAAAAGATTGGAAACAATAATTAATTTTGTACCGGAACAGTTATTAATATTAGTAGCTGCCCTTTATGTTATAGGTATATTTTTAAAGAGAACACCTAAGATAAAAGATTGGAGTATACCGTGGATTTTACTAGTTCTAGGTATTAGTTTTAGTATACCTATAATGGGATTTAATGCTACAAGTATTTTACAAGGCATAATATGTAGTTTTGGAGCTATCGCCACAAATCAACTTGTAAAACAAACTGTAAATAAATAATAAATTAAATGCTTATTGAAAAGGTAATAAATAGGACTGGCGACAGTTCTTTTTTTGTTATCTTTTAAAATATATACAATAAAAAAATAATTAGGAGGAATTAATTATGAAAAAAAATATGACAGATCCAGGACATGGAGGATATGATTCTGGAGCACCAGGAGTACATGGATGCTTAGAAAAGGATATAGTATTAGATGTATCTAATAGAGTAGCTAAGTACTTAAAAAATCAAAATATAGAAAATTTAAATACTCGAACTACAGATGTATTTGTGACGTTAAATGATAGAACTAATGAAGCTAATAAATTAGGGGTAAACTCATTTGTATCAATACACTGTAACAGCTCTGACAATCCAAGTGCTCAAGGGGTAGAAACTTATTGCTATAAATTTGCATATAGAGCTTTAGCAGACATTATACACTCAGAGTTAATACAAGAAGGTCTTTACACTAAAAATAGAGGTGTAAAGGAAGGTAACCTACACGTAGTTAGAGAGACTAAGATGGATGCTTGTTTAGTTGAGTTAGGATTCATAACTAATGAGGAAGACTATAATTTAATAATGAACAATAAAGATAAATTTGCTAAAGCTATAGCAAAAGGAATTTGTAAATTTAATTCAGTTGAATGGAAAGAAACTGGAATTGTAGACGAAGGATTTACAAATGGAGATTACTCAGGAAGAAAAGCTAGAGTAATTGCAGATGTTTTAAATGTTAGATGGGATAGAGGTACAGAGTATGAGGTAATAGGACAAGTTAAATATGGAGATATAGTGAATTTACAGTATTGTTTAAATGGATGGGTAAGTATAGAAGGGTTTAACGGTAATAAGGGTCTAGGATATGTTAGCTCTAAGTATCTTGAATTAGTATAAACTTAGTAAAAATTTTACTATAAAATATTGTTTTAAATTAAATTTTGATTAGATACTAATTTTCATGATAAAAACAGAAATAAGATACCCTAAAACTTTATCTTATTTCTGTTTTTTATAGTATTAATGAAAATTTTATCTTAATATTTCTAAAATACTATTCTAAAAATTAACTGTTATAATAAAACTGATTATTGAATATCGGTTCTAACGTTTACTTTACCGTTTTGAGTATCAGTTCCTATAGTTAGACCATTTTTTTTCATAACATACTCTAATGTCATTTCAGGAACCCCACCTTTTCTACCACCTAAAACCTCTTTACCTTTTAAATCCTCAAAAGAAAAACTATCAGTATTTTCACGAGCAACTAAAAAGCTTCCATCTTTTTGAGTTAATTGAGCAAAATTTACTGCATAATTTGAATTTCCTTTATTATATACATAAATAGATGCTTCTGGTCCCATAAGTCCTATATCTGCTTCTCCAGAAAGAAGTGCAGCCATTGTTTTATCTGCTCCCTGAGTATTTATAAGGTCTAACTCAATGCCCTCTTCCTCAAAAAAACCTTGAGTTATAGCTGCATATTGTGGAGCATAAAATACTGAATGGGTTACCTCTGCAACAGTTAGCTTATTTAAATTTTTAGATTTAATACTTTGAGATTTAGGAGTACATCCAATGAGAAGCAAAGATAGGCTAGTAATTAAAGTTATTAATGTTATTAATTTTTTTAGCAAAAAAATCACCCCTTAAAATTAAAGATAATGTATATTATTAAAAAATAAATTGATTGGTGATAAAACCATTTTAGATATTTGTAAAAATACTATAGTTGTCGGGAAAATGTTTGCTTTGTGTTGATTTTGGGTATAAAAAATATAAAATAAAATTTAATATAACTTTAGGGAGGGGAAATTATGAATTACAAATATCTTATATCCAATAAAAGGTCAGTAAGGAAATTTAAAAATCAAGAAATAAAAAAATCAGATTTCAGAATAATAGAAGAATATATAAATATGTCTAAAAAACTTGTACCAGAAATAAGTACTGAAGTTAAAGTTTTTAATAAAGATAAATTATATCCAAAACTTGATAAAATAGCAGGATATAATGGACATATGATAGAAGCACCAAACTATGTAATCATTTTATCTGATACAGATAAAGGATACATAGAAAATTCAGGATATATAGGAGAAAACTTAACTCTAAAGGCCATGGACTTAGGAATCGACTCATGTTGGGTTACCTTTAAAGAGAGTTCGCTTATAAAAGAAAAGCTTGAAATTTTATCAGATAAGGAAGTTACAGCAATTATTGCACTAGGTTATGGAGATACTGTAAAAACTAAATCAGCTACTGGTGATTCATCTAGATTAGGTGTAGAAAAGATCGTTTATCTAGATAAATGGGGAGAAAATGCAACCATAGAATTATTAGAAGAAAGAGGATTATTAGATGCATTTAGTTTTGCTAGAATGGCACCATCTACATTAAATAGACAACCTTGGAGATTTATAATTGATGGAGGCAAAGTGATTCTTGCAGTGAGAAAAGATGAATTTGCAAGTGAGTATGAAGGTAAAGTTGATGTAGGGATAGTTATGCTATACTTTTCATTAATAATTGATACAACTATGTTTGATTTAAAATGGACTCTAGAAAACGGCAATAGAAATTATGACGTACCAACAGATTATGAAATAATAGGATATTGTAATATATAAAAAATAACTGAGCTCAAGCCTGTTTATAACAAACTTGAACTCAGTTATTTTGTTTTTATATTAAATTTTATCTTTTACTTTTATAAATTTTTTCTGCTATATTTAAAACTTGATACATAATTAAAGCACAAAGGGCTAACACTATTACTCCCATCATTACTAAATCTAATTTGAAAACTTGGCCACCATAAACTATTAAGTACCCAAGACCATATCTAGATACTAAGAATTCACCTACTATTACGCCAACCCAAGCCATACCTATATTAATTTTAGTTAAATTTATTAAATTTCCTATGTTAGAAGGAAATATTAATTTTGTAAGAATTTGAAGTTTTGATGCTCCAAAACTTTTAAGCATTTTGACTTTTTCCTCATCAACACTTATAAAATAATTATAGGCGGATAATATAGTAACAACAACAGATATAGTAATAGCTATAACTATTATTCCATTTACACCAGCTCCAGCCCAAACTATTAAAATTGGTGCTAATGCTGTTTTAGGAAGTGCATTTAGTACAACCAAAAATGGATCAAGTATTTTAGACAATCTTTCTGACCACCAAAGCATTATAGCTACTAATATTCCAAGAATTGTACCAACTGCTAATCCAACTATTGTCTCATAGCTAGATATTAATATATGCTTAAATAATTCTCCATTTTGAATATATTTTATAAAAAGATTGTAAATATCACTAGGTTTGCTAAATAGAAATACATCTATTATATTAAGTCTAGCAAGTAATTCCCAAAGAGCTATAAATCCAACCAATATAAATATTTGATAAAAAAAGATTAGATTCTTTTCTTTTTTTAGCGATTTTAAATATTGTTTATGACCTTGTGATACATTATTTTGTTTCACTAGAATCAATCTCCTTCCACAAGATATTAAAATAGTCTTTAAAATTTTCAGCACTTCTTGATATTATAGGAGTTCTAGTTTCTGATATTTTTAAATTTATGTTATAGATATTTTTTATAGATGCAGGGCGTTTGGATAAAACTGCAACCTTATCTGACATAGAAATAGCTTCAGATAAATGTATTAAAGTTCCTATTTATCCGAAGCTATAGTATTGCTTGGATTGATACCTATTAGGTTTACCTTTATTGTGTCTGTATCAGAGTCCCATGTCATATAATCTACTACTGTAGATAGTAACAGTCTCTTCTTATTGATATCAGAGGTATCAATTTCTTTATTGAATTTATTTAAATTATCTATAAGCATATTTATATTAATATCAACTTGCTTATTTTCCATAGACATAGTATTTAAAGATTCTAATTGTGATTTTAAATTAGATAAGTCATTATTTAAAGATTCTAATTTATTGATTATAAAAGTAGATGCAGAGCTTTCGGTAACCTTGGCTAATTGCATAACTAAATTATCAATGTATGTTTCCTTTTCTTTAATTTGATTATTTATTGAGTTTATCTCAGTTTTTATATTTTTACTATTCTTAGAGTTTTCTAACTTGCTATCTTTATAACTTGACATTATAGATTTAATACTTTTATTTTTTAATTCATCTATAACTTTAGATTCAGCCTTATCAGATCTGATATTTCTACAATCACAAGCTGATACGCCTAAAGATTTCTTTGTTCCACATATGTAATAATAGATAGTACCACTTTTAGAGTTTTTATAAGTAATTCTCATATTAGAGCCACACTTAGAACATTTTAAAAGACCTGATAATAATGCCTTAGCCCCAGTTCCAGCCCTAGGAGCTTTAGCTTTATTTGCATTAAGTAACCTTTGGGCTTCAATCCATTTATCCGAATCTATGACACCTTTATGTTTAGCAACAGCAGCTATAGGACTATCTGTATTTTTAGCATAAGTTAGGATACCATGTATATTATCTATATCTCCCATAACATCTATATTAGACTTTCTTAGATAATCAACTACACTTTTATCAGCTTTAACATATGATGGATTTTTTAGGATTAAAGATAAGGCACTAGGATCAAGGTTACCTCCACGAGTTCCTTTAATTCCATTCTCATACATATATTTATAAAGCTTTGAAAGTGATCTAAGCTCTAAATATTTATCAAATATTAATTTAACAATTTCTATTGTGTCTTCATCAACTTTAAGTTTATACATTTTTCTTTGGTTCATATTTTCATCATAGTAGTTAATTTGAGTACTAATAAAACCATATGGAGGCATACCTCCTAGCCATCTTCCTGTTCTAGCTAACTCATACATATTATCTCTAACACGTTCAGCTATAGTTTCTCTCTCTAACTGAGCAAATACAGATGATATATACATCATAGCACGTCCCATAGGAGTACTAGTATCAAATTGTTCTTTAATTGATACAAAAGATATATTAAGCTTATTTAGATCTTCTATAAGAGTAGAGAAGTCAGAAACATTACGGGATATTCTATCTAATCTATAACATATTAAATAATCAAACTTTTTATCTTTAGCATCTTTAAGCATTTCTTTAAACTTTGGTCTATCCATAGATTTACCAGAAAAACCTTCATCTTCGTATACTAAAAATTCATTAACTCCTAGGTTCTTAGCATAGTCCATGCAAAGTTGTATTTGGTTTTCTATAGATTCACCTTTTCCAGTAAATTTTGATTTTCTTGAATAGATTGCAGCAATCATAAGGTTCTACTCTCCTTAATATTAAATTTTAAGTATATAAATTCATAATTACGACAGGAGTATTTAATCTATCTATAAATTACAAGTATAGGAGTATCAATTGTACCTTGGAATAAATTTTTAATAGTGTATGAAGAATCATAAAGCATGACAATGTTTAAATAGTAAGATAATTAAAGTTAGATTGTTGTTTTAAAATCAATTACTAAATTATTTTCTGTATTTTTAATACTATTCAAATTTAATATCTCGTATTACTTAATATTTTAAGTAGTTTCAGTTAATTCAGTTACATTTTTAATCAAACTTTTTTAAAGAATAAGCTTATAAAATATTTGACAATTAAGTAGAATTCATTTTGAATCGAGTACTTGAATACGCAGTTTTTTACAACTCCTTCTATATATTTTCAATTTATATTGATTAGTAAAAGTACTCTACAAGATTAAATGTAATTTCTAAAGTAAATATTAATTTATGTGAGTTATATAATCCTTATATACTTGTATGGCTTATAAGTTAAAAAAGAAAATTAAAACACATACGATTTATTGGTAGGTATATTTAAATATACATGGAGGTGATTAAAAAATAACCTTAGAAAAATATATGATCATACCAAATAAAAAACTAAAAAGTCAAGAAATAATTTAAAAGTAGAGTTAGAAGTTAGTAAATCAAGATAAATTGCATAGGACAATTTTCAATAAACATAAAATTTAGTGGGGGTGGTTGCGATGACACCAAGAAAAAGCAGAGAAATAAAAGTTGAGGTAGTTTACCCAGAAGATCCATATTGGATTGAGGAAATAGAAAGAAGAAAAGCTAAGTGGATACTTGATAGACAAAGAGAAAAATATGGGGATGAAGCATTGAGTATAGCTTACCCAATATGGATAAGAACAAAGGAGTTAGAAGAAACTGGTTTGAGTTATGAAGAAGCTAAAGAAATAGCGATTAAAGAATATAACGATAAACAAGGAGCTTAGGCTCTTTGGCAATGAAAATTTGTACAAGGAGTGAGTTAAATGAGTATAAAAATACTTCAAAGTTTTATGAAAAAATATAGTTATTTAGGACAAGAACTAGATAATAAATTTGATGAATTAAAAGCTTATAATAAGCAAAAAGAGGACAAGCAACATTGTTAAACACAGTATTTCAAAACATTAATTTAATGAAAATAAAAAAAAAGAGTCCAGAAAGACCCAATAAAAAATTCCAATTTAATTATATACGTAGATAAAGAGAACTACAAGTGAAAATTTATAAATTAATAGATTTAAATAAAGTAGAGGTGAGTTTCTTGGAGTATAGCATACCTGGATTTAGCCAAGAAAAAGCAATAGAACTTGAATTAGATGATAGAGATCTATTGATATTAAAGTGGTTTGTAAAATTTAAAGATAGTGAAAGAATGATATCAAAGATCATTTCATATGATAAGTACTATTGGATTAAGTATGATGGTGTAACAGAGGATATACCTATTACAAAGATGAAAAAATATACAGTCTATAGGAGACTAAAGAAGATGTGCAAGATAGGAATATTAAAACATAAAACAGTAAAAATAGGAGGGACATATTCTTATTATGCTCTAGGTAGAAACTATAAATTATTAATAGATACTAACTATAGGACATCGGATTTAAATCCTAAGCTATTGGAAATAAATCCCGAGGGTACGGATTTATTTCCCGAACAAAAGACCCTATTACCATATTCTAATACTATATCTATTGATAGAGTAACTAGTGTAAATTTATCCACAGATTTGAATAGTATAAAAGGTATGTATAAATTATCTGATAGTGAATTAAAAAGTATAGTTTTAGCAGTAGATATATCTGTTGAAGATGGAACAATTAAATCACCAAAAGGCAGCGAGGGATATTGGAAGTATATACATAAAATATGCAAAGATAAGTTAAGTTTAAAAAAAGGAAATTAGGAGTGATATAAACTATGGGAATAATAGAAGCAGCTAAGATTCTTAGAGACATAGCAAAGCAGATTGCCAAAGATAGAGGTGTAACAGAACAAGAAGCATGGTTAGAAGCTTTAGAGGTATTCAAAAGAGAATACAGAGTTTGGTAAGTTTATATTTAAGGTTAGGATAAAAAATACCTAGTAGAGATAGGTTTGTAATTTATATAAGAAAAGCGAGAACTTATTGTTTCGCTTTTCCTATAATTACTCTTAAGGTTGATGAAGAGTTATAAGCTATAGAAAAAGAAGTTATGGAATCTATTAATCTATCAGCATCATTCTCGTCTATATAAAACTTTACATTTATTATAGAAATTTTGTAATAGTTTAATATGGCCTGCATAGCTAGAATAACATCATCATCTTCTTTAGAGAGCTTTGAAGTTTTATTATTTAAACTATTGATTAATGTTTCTATAAACCTAATATCTTTATTGACTTTAGTAGGATTAATGTTTTTTGTAGCAACAGATTGAACCAATAAATACATATAGTTATCTATGATTTCTAATTCTTTAATGTATTCGTTGTGAATTGGTTGTGGAGCTATAGAATTAAATGCATAGGTTGTATTTACATTTATTGTAAATATAATTAGTAAAATTGAAAATACAATACTTAATTTCTTTATAAACATATATTCACCTCCTTTATACAATTATTATGTGTAGAGGAAAAACTATAAATTCAGAATATGTAATAAAAATTTATCTTAAATAAAAAAATGGATTACTAAGAATATGTCATATTTTAAATAATAAGAAAGAAATTAGATTATTATTTATAGATTTAAATATAAAACAAAAAATTAAATAGGGGTGATTAGAGTGAAATGTTCTAATTCTTGTGATTTTGATTTTACATATAACTATCTTGCTTTATTAGCTTACATATTAAATCCAAGTTTAAGTATAGGAAAAGCTATTAAACATATAGTACTTGATGATCCTAAAGATGATAAGGGAGGACATTATAGAAAGATTAAACCTAAACAGAATTATAATTATAAAGTTAAGGTAGTAGATGAAGTAGAAGAGAAAGAAATGGAGTTTGATGGATTAGATGATTGTTGTAAATTTCTAGATATGAGAAGGGCAGATATAACAACTTATATAAAGCACAATAGATTGTTTAGAAAGAGATTTAGGATACAAGCTTTAGAAACTATAAGAGAAGTTGAAAGAAAGCCGTTGATAGTTATAGATAAATTAAAAAATGAGACTATAGAGTTTGAGAGTGTTAATAAAGCATGTGACTATTTAAATGCTAGCAGAGGTAATTTAAATCAAGCAATAGAAGCTAAAAGGCTTTTTAGAAAGAGATATAAACTTGAGTATAAAATAAGGGGTGATAAGAATGAGTAAATCAACAGAGTTAAAGTATGTTGAAATAGAACTTAGTATACCCAGTGTAAAAGAAACATTTTTTAAAGCAAGTGACTATAAAACATATCCAAATTATATGGCATTGGCACAATGTATATGTGGTAAAGAGATTAATGGAAAACTAAGGTTTCCAGAAAGTGCAGATAAAATAATGAGTGCTTGGGGGATCAGAGGTGGAAATAAGGATGAATAAATTTATAGATTAAAAGAAATATAAGTTATAGGTGGTGGAAAATATGAAAAATCGAGACAAACTGTTTATATTAATTGCTATAGTTATAGCTATTATAATTTTAATTTGTTTTAAACTATTTGCTAGTATAGGTATAAATTGAGAATATTTTTTATTTAGAGTTAAAAAGGACTAGCGTTAACTAGTCCTTTTGGGAATTGGATATTGAGAGTTAAATTTTGAAAATAGTCTAAATAAACTGCATTTAAACTGTTAAAGGGTAAAATCTATTGATATCTTCAAATGTCAATTTTATTATTTGTCTATTTATTAAAAAATATTCAAAAACTCAGTAAATTTAAATATAAAATTTAAATTTATTATGAAAGTTTATATAAATTTTATTTTAATTAAGTAAAAATTAAGAATAAGGGTATATAATAATTAATCATATAGATATACAAGGGTTACCTTAGATGATAAATATATTTATATAGGTAGTTTTATTGATATAAATTGTTAGAAATATGTTAGGAGTGATAGTATGAATGGCAAAAATAATAAAGGCATTGTAAGAAATATCGATTCACTAGGAAGAATCGTAATACCAAAGGAATTTAGAAAAATGTTAAATATAAATGAAAATGATCCGGTTGAAATATTATGTGAAAACGGAACTATTAAGCTTAAAAAACATAATAATTCGTGTATTTTATGTGGATCAAAAGAAAATTTAAAAAACATCAAAAATATTTTTATATGTGAAAAATGTCTAGAAGAAATGAAAGATATTATTGATTAAAAGAAAAACGGGAAGTGACTGCCTATGGAGAAAAAAGAATTATTTAAAAAAGTAGAATTAAGATTGCATAATTATAAGTTTCTAGAAGCTCAAATAAATAATATAGAATTAGATATAAAGAAAGAGAAAATGAGATATAGAGGTTGTGGAGCTATAAATTATGATGAAAGAACAAGTGAAACTTATAATATTTCAAGAATTGTTGAAAAAGAGGTTATAGATAAAGAGAAGAAAATAGATAAATTGATGCAAAGTAAATTAGAAAAAGAAATAGAGAAAGCGAAAATAGAAAACTCATTAAGTCGATTAGATGTTAATGAAACTAATTTCTTTGAATTATTTTATAATAGCAAAAATAAAAATAATATGAAATATATAAGCCTTAAGCTACACATGGATCGCAGTCATTGCTACACAGTAAGAGAGCGATTAGTTTATAAAATTATGGGTATGTTGTATCCAAACTATGAAGAACTACCATTATTTAATGAAAATAATAGCAAAGCCAACACTTTGGCTACATTTTAGCGACAAAGTAAAGATTTTTTATACATTCAGAGGTGGTAATATAGTAGTATAGGAAATTTAAAATAACCCAATTGCTTATTTCCTAATAATCCCCTCTTTATATAATGGCTAGGGTATAAATTTACCCTAGCAACGTGAGGATATAGTTTAATGGTAAAATAGCTATTTATTTAGAAGATAAGAGGTTCGATTCCTTTTAACCCTCACCAATATAACTTTACGGCTCTTAAGAGCACTCTGTAGCGGTATGGAGTATAAACTAGTTACATTTATTAGATTTATTAGCAACAACTTATTACGTTCAAAAAAGTCAGGACTTTCTCACCTGGCTTTTTTATTTTATATTTACTTTATTTAAATGAGTGTGGATATACTATAAATTATGTATAATTTATAGTATAAACTATTGAACAATATTAATATATTATCAAAATTTAAGTGGGGGAGATATTATGAGGAAGTGTTTAAGATGCAATGAAATTATGGTTGAGGACTACATGCTAAAAACTGAAAACTTTACAGCTCAAGCATCAGTAGTATTAGGAAAAGGAAGTGGGGTTTTTTCATCAAACAAAGGAAAGATAAAGGCTGCAGTATGCCCAAATTGTGGAGAAATTTCAATATTTTTTGATAAGCTAGATAAAATTAAATAGTGTATTCATATTAAAAGTATATGAATTTAAAGTGGACAATTAGGGTCCATTTTTTTATAGGTTTGTATTCAAATGAGATTTGAGGTGGTGAGATATGAACTATGTAGAACCTATTAGAAATTTAGATACATTAGAAAATATGTGTTCCTATTTAAAAAAGACAAATAGTCTTAAGAGAAAAGAAAACAGGGAAACAAAAATTCATAGAGATAAACCCAATAATGAAAAGAGCAATTAAAGATTATGTAGAGGACAAGGATACTAATGATTTTTTAATTAAATCACGTAAAAACTACAACAGGCCTATATCTAGAGAAAGAGCATGGAGAATTATTTGATGTTCCTTGTTTAGGAACCCATAGTATGAGAAAAACATGGGGATACCATTACTATAAACAAACTAAAGATATAGCATTACTTCAGAAGATATTTAACCATTCATCTCCAGCTGTAACCTTACATTATATAGGTATAGACCAAGACAGAATGAATAAAGCTTATACTAGCTTTAGATATTTTTAATTTAATTTTATCTAGAATATAACATAAAAAGAGAATGTTATATTGGTTTATTTTACATAGAAAAAATAAAGGTTGAAGTTATTGAAAATACTAAGTTTACAGTGGGTATATAAGTTGATAAAATGAATATAACACACTATTAGATATGTTATGTTCATAAGGCATTTATAATCAATTTAAACATCTAATAAATTATAGAAAAATTTGTATATTACTAAAGCTTAAGGGAAATTATAATTACTAATTATGATTTTGGAGGTATAGTTGATGTTTAAACATGATAAAAAATTGTTAAGAGAAGTAAAAGTAGAAAGACCAAATCCTCAATATGCAGTTTTAATGCAAGAGCAATTAGGAGGAGGAAATGGAGAGTTAAAAGCAGCAATGCAATATTTATCTCAAAGCTTTAGAATAAAAGATAAAGAGATAAAAGATTTATTTCTAGATATAGCAGCGGAAGAACTTAGCCATATGGAAATGGTTGCTCAAACAATAAATTTATTAAATGGACATGATGTTGATTATAAAGCAGTTGATTTTGGAGAAATAGAAACTCATGTATTAAGTGGATTATCACCATTTTTAATAAACTCTTCAGGAGCACCTTGGACTGCTGATTATGTTACTGTAACAGGAGACTTAGTTGCAGATCTATTATCAAATATAGCATCAGAGCAAAGAGCAAAAGTTGTATATGAATATTTATATAGACAAATTGACGATAAATATGTAAGAGAAACAATAGACTTCTTACTTAACAGAGAAGAAGCTCATAATGCTTTATTTAGAGATGCATTAAATAAGATTAAAGATACAGGTTCAAATAGAGACTTTGGAGTTACTGAAGACTCTAAACTATACTTTGACTTATCTAGTCCGGGACCTAACAATCATAATACAAAGATGGATATTAACCCACCTTCTTTCAATGAACCAATAAAAAAATAGTAAATAAAAAAAGAACTCTTTAAAAGGGTTCTTTTTACTTTATTACATAATGCAATAAAATTTTAATGACTTAAGTTAAAAAATCAAAGGTGGATAATACAAACAACAGAAAAACTTCGGAAAAAGTAACGAAGCACAAGTGGATGAAAGATGATATTATATGGGAATAAGTTAATTAGTATAAAGTCAAGTTTATTACTTAAGGATATATTTTCATAGACCAAAATTAATAGTATTTTATATTATGTAATATCCCTGTGAAACTCAATTGAATATATAAGGATTATTAAAGCATACTTTTATAATTATATGTATATAATACTTAAAAACTAAAATTATAAACTACTAATCTTACAATAAAAAATGTAAAAAAATGTAAAAAATGTTATAATCATATAAACGATATAATAATAAAGAGGAGTAGTTTATGAACGAAAAAAAGCTTTTAAGTAATACTATACGCAATAGTCAATATATTGTAAAAAGAAGACTAGATCAATTTATTAAAGTGAATGATTTGAAAATAGGAAACGCAAAAGATAGCTATTCTATTATGGATAAATATATAAATGAAGATTTAAAAATGATTAAAATTAAATTAAATGAGTATGAATATGATAAGAGTTATAAATATTTTACATTATATAATATCCAATGTGAAAATTTATATGAAAAGTTATCAGTATTAAATAATTATGATAGTCTCGAAGATAAATATGTCAATTTTAATGAGGGTATGACTTGGGAGACTTTAACTCCAGTGGTCAAAAGCTATGAACACTTAAATGAAATAGATATTAAATTTTCATTTATAAAACAAAATAAAATAGATAATAATTATATTAAATATCCTGTTATAGCTACTATATTTAAAGATACAAAGTTAATGTCTATTAAATTTTCATCAGTATCAGAAGTATATAGTGAAGAAGGATTTTATAAGGCCATAAATAAATTAATAATTGAATGGATATCAATAAAGCTAGAGTTGAAACTAATTGAATTTAATTCTATTCCTGTATTTAGAGATTTAGATGAAGAAATAAATAGAGATGAATCTAAGTATCCTAATATAAGTATATATAGAGTATCTAGACAAGATCAAAATGATGGAAGAAGTTCATTTTGTTCAACTAGAAATGATAAATTACCATTAATTGATGATATAAGAAAAATTGCATATACTTTTGAGAATGAAAATGATAAAAAAAAGATAATAGATTTTATAAAAACATATGAAGAAGAATCTACGATAAGAAATATAGCGTTTAAATGGAAGCATAAATTTAATAATTCAAAAAGACAAATGGGACACATAGCAGTTGGTATAAATATAGTTGGTAATTTAGGTGATATATATGATGATGTAATGTTACATCATATATATCAACAGTCAGGAATAAATAGGGAGAGGATAAATTATGTTATCAAATTCATTTCAGAATATTCTAGACGAAATTAAAAGGTTAACTAATATTGAGGATTATAAATTAGAATTAATACTAAGTTATATACAGAAAAAAGAAATACATACTTTTATATTTCCTGAAAATATTATGAAAAAAGCAGACTTAAACTTTAATCAAGTTATAAAAATATTTAACATTTTAGAAAAGAATAAGGTGTTAAAAAAGGTATATAAATTATATTGTCCATTATGTAAAGATGTTAGCCAAGAAACTTTTAATAGCATAAATGAATTAGAAGATGAAAGGGTATGTGAAGAGTGTGGAAGAGATTTATATGATGAAAAAAATCCATATAAATATATTTTCATAAACTTTGAGGTGGCTAGAAATGAATAATGGATTATCTTTTGAGGATTATATTCAAGCTTCTGATAGTGAAGACTTAAAACAAATTAATTTAGAACTTGATCAAGATATAAAAATAGAAGTACTAGATATGATAGATTGTATAAAAGAAGATAAAGGTATGAATAATTATCAAAAAGGTAAGCTTTTTGAGGATACAATTGAAAAAATTTTACTGGGAACCAAAGTATTTAAATGCATGAAAAATAAACATACGTCGAGTAATGAATTTGATTTATTAGTTAAACTTAATCTGAATGGAAGAATAATGAGACGTGATAAAATAATACCAAAATGGATTCCAGATGAATTTCTTATTGAATGTAAGAACCATAATAAGGCAGTAGAAGTTGGGCTAATTGGAAAATTTTATTCACTTATGGATGTATCTAAAATTTCTCTAGGTATATTTATATCAAGAGTAGGAGTAAGTGGAAGAAATGAAAAACATTGGACAGATGCAGCATCATTTATAAATAAAATAAATTTGAAATATTCTGAAAGCAAAACACCAAAAATATTATTAGATTTTAGTATAGATGAAATAAAAAGAGCGTTAGAAGATGGTGAAAATATAATAGATATTATACATGAAAAAAAAATTCAAATAGATATGGATATAAGTGGAGAGTTATCTAGATGGATTTCTCCTCATGAAAATGAAGGTATAATTCAAATATAAATTAATCCACTTATAAAATAAAGTAAATAAAAAAGAATCCTGTTATGTTAAGGGTTCTTTTTATTTTTGAAACTATTAATTAGTTGGATAGCAATATGAAATATCGCTAGGTAGTAAACTAAAAACTTAATTAAAAGAGATGATAAATTTGTTAAAGAAGTTTTGTAGATGTGGAAAAATTATTCCCCAAGAAATTTCTATGTGCTCTGAATGTGAAGCTAAATTTAATAATAGACAACAGAAAGTATAGAAGGATTATATAAAGCGGAGAGTAGACTTTAAAGAACAGAAATTTTACTGCAGTAAAGAATGAAAGTTTACTAGAGACTCTGTAAGACAAAGAGATGATGGAATATGTAAACTATGTGATGATAACTTAAGTTATGTAGTACATCATATAGAAACATTAAAAGATTGCTGGAGCAAGAGATTGAATATGCATAATCTTATATGCTTATGAGATAGGTGTCATAAGAAGGTACATAGAATGTACGATAAAGGAGAAACATCTAAAATTAAGATGCAAAATGAACTAAAAGAATTGATAAAAGAAAATTATTAAAAGGTAGGGGGGAGTCAAAAAGTTTTTGGCTTTTGACGTAAGTCCACGGTTGCAGTTTTTTTCCGCGGAAACTCCCCACTGAAAAATTTGAACAGGGATAGGAGGGAAAATAAGGTGGCAGGCAAAAAACAACCAATTGAATTAGTAGTGGCAAATGGTAAGAAACACCTTACAAAAGCTGAGATTGAACAAAGGAAAAGTACAGAAGTAAAAGCAAATTCAGATAATATAAAACCTCCTACTCACTTAACAAAAGAAGAGAAAAAACAGTTTAAAAAGATATCAAAAGAGCTAATAGATATAGGTATAATGGGCAATCCAGATTGCAACTCATTAGCTACATATATAAAAGCTTATAGTAGATATGTAAAGGTAGCTCTTAAATTAGACTCATTAGATCCACAGGAAGATTTTGAAGAATATAATAAACTATCAATAATTGAAGATAGACATATTAAACAATGCAGAAGCTTTGCTTCAGATATGGGGTTAACTATATCTAGCAGATGCAGATTGGTTATACCTAAACCAAGTACAGATGAAAAGAAAAACAAGTTTTCTAAGTTTGCAAAATAGGGGGTGATTTTATGTGAATTTAGATAGGGTTACTCAATATGCGGTAGATGTAGTAGAAGGAGAAATTATAGCTGGAAGACCTGTAATCCTAGCATGTAAAAGACATTTAGATGACTTGGAGAAGTCTAAATTAAATGCATATAAGTATGAGTTTGATATAGAAAAGGCAAATGATATTTTAGATTTTGCAGAAACACTTACAATAGCAGAGGGTGAGGAAGAAATCCCTGTAAATTTAGAAGGATTTCAAGTATTCATATTAGGATGCCTAAATGGATGGGTTACAAAAGGTACTGGATATAGAAGATTTAGAACATCGTATGTTCAGCTAGGGAGACAAAATGGTAAATCATTTTTAAATGGTATTTTAGGTACATATTATGGAGCTTTTAGTGGATATAAATATGGACAACTATATTGTACGGCCACTAAGTCAGATCAAGCTAAAATAGTATTAAATGAAATGATTAAGTTTATTAACTCTGATGAAGATTTATCAGAGTTTTTTAAGGTTAGGGAACATGATAATACAATAATAGCTTTAAACACTAATTCTATAATAAGAGCATTAGGAAGAGATACAAAATCAATAGATGGTTTTAGACCGTTGCTTGGTATAGTCGATGAATATCACGCCCATAAGAACAATCAAATGTATAAGTTGCTTGAAGGTGGTACAAGAAAAATGAAACAGTGTTTAATTTCAGTAATAACTACGGCTGGATTTGAATTAAATTGCCCTTGTTTTAAGCTGTATGAATACTGTAAAAATATTTTAGAAAATGTATTTACTAATGATGCTCAATTTGTATATATAGCTGAAATGGATTAAGAAGATGATATTTGGAACTCTAAAAATTGGATAAAAGCTAATCCATTAGTATGTAAAGATGCAGAAGACCTTGAAAACTTAAAAAAAGTAGGGGATTCTGCAAGGGATATGGGCGGAGATGATTTAAGAGACTTCTTAACAAAAGCATTAAATATATGGATTCAATTTACAGATGATCAATATATAAAACCTAAGTTTTGGAAGGAATGTGAAAGAACTTTAGAAGATTTTAGAGGACAAAAATGTTACGTAGGATTGGATTTAAGTTCTGGAGGAGACTTAACTTCACTCGCATTGGTATTTGTATACTATATTGGCGGAGTTAAAAAGTACTATATTCATTCTCATAGTTTTATACCAAAAATGAAAGTAGAAGAACATATAAAAAGTGACGATGCTCCATACAATTTATGGATTAAAGATGGATTGTTAACAGTTACAGAGACTTTAGGTGGGATTAAAACTGATTATAAATATATAATTAGATATTTAAAGAATCTTATTGAAAAGTATGAATTTAAAATTGAACAAGTAGGCTATGATCCACATAATGCGGATGCCTTTTTAAGTGATTTAGAAGAATTAGGGTACGATTGTATAGAAATTTATCAAACTCATAAATGGCTTAATGATGCTACTGAAGACTTTGAACTTGAGGTTAGAGCGAAAAATATTGAGTATAACAAAGAAAATGAGTTACTTTCATGGTCAGCTTTAAATGCAAAAACTGTATCTAATCCAAATGGAGAAATTAAGATAGATAAAGATAGAAGAAATAAAAGAATAGACCCAATAGATGCTATTATAGATGCATATAAGTTAGCATTTAAAGAAGAAAGATTAGTAAATGTAAATGAATCAGTTGATAAGTATCTAGATATGATGGGATGGAATTAGAAGGGAGGTGTAAAAATGAACCTTATAAAAAGTTTAAAAAATCTAATAATGCCTAAACCACAAACTGTTGATATGAGAAGTGAAAAGTTATTAGAGTGGCTAGGGATAACAACTAGAAATAAAAATATCTTAAGTGAAGTTACTTATTTTACTTGCTTAAAAATGTTATCTGAGACATTAGGTAAAATGCCTATTAAAATGTATCAAGAAACTGAAAAAGGGGTAATAAGAGCAGCCCCCAATAAAGTATATGATTTATTAAAGGTTAGACCTAACCCTTATATGACACCATCGATATTTTGGGCAACTGTAGAAAAGAATAGAAATCACTTTGGAAATGCCTATGTTTATATACGAAAAGAATTTAAGCGTGAAAAATATGGAGCTACATATGAAATAAAAAATTTGTGGATTATGCCAAGTAATGATGTACAAGTTATTATGGACAATAAAGGTATCTTTGGAATTAAGGATGCACTTTGGTATATCTATACTGATAGATACACAGGCGAACAATTTGTATTTAAAAATGAAGAAGTGCTACACTTTAAAACCTCATTTACATTTGATGGTATATTGGGTGAGCCAGTTAGTAAAATTTTAAAATATACACTTGAGGGTGGAGTTGAAAGTCAAAACTTCATTAATAACCTTTACAAAACAGGACTTACTGCAAAGGCTACACTAGAATATACAGGTGATTTAGATAAGTCAAAAGAAGATAAATTAATAGAAGGTATTTCAAGGTTTGCTAATGGTTCAGACAATGCAGGTAAAATAATTCCTATACCATTAGGTATGAAAATAACACCTTTAAATATAAAGCTAACAGATGGTCAATTTTATGAATTAAAGAAATTTTCATCACTTCAAATAGCAGGAGCATTTGGAATAAAGCCAAATCAAATAAATAACTATGAAAAATCTAGTTATTCAAGTGGAGAGATGCAACAACTTAGCTTTTATGTAGATACAGAACAATTTATATTAAAACAATATGAAGAGGAAATTTGCTACAAATTATTAAGTGATGAAGAGAAAAATGAAAATAAGTATTATAAATTCAATGAAAAAGCTATTTTACGAACAGATGCAAAAACACAAGCAGAGTGCTTAACATCATTTGTAAATAATGCTATATACACTCCAAATAATGCTAGAGATATTTTAGATATGCCAGCAATAGAAGGTGGAGACGTATTAATTTGTAATGGTAACTATATACCTATCACAGATGTAGGAAAGCAATATTCGAAAGGAGGCGAAAACAGTGAATAAAATATTAAATTTACAAAATAAAGATACTAAAACTGGAGAATTAAAAAATGTTGGTAAGATAGAAATAAAAAATCAAACAGAAGAAAAAGCAGAGCTTTATTTCTATGGAGATATAGTTTCAGACAGTTGGAGTAGCTGGTGGGCAGACGAAGATAAATGCCCTCAAGATGTAAGTGACTTCCTAAAAGAACTAGAGAATTCACAAAATGTAGATATATATATCAATTCTGGCGGTGGATCTGTATTTGGGGGAATAGCAATTTATAGTATGCTAAAGAGACATAAAGGTAAAAAGACTGTTCATGTTGATGGATTAGCAGCAAGTATAGCTAGTGTAATAGCACTTGCAGGAGATGAAGTTATAGTCCCTAAATATGCTAGCTTTATGATTCATAATCCTTTATGTATGCTATGGAACTCATATAATGCATCAGACCTAAGGAAAATTGCTAGTACATTGGATAGTTGAAAAGAAAGCATACTAAATATTTATATGGAAAATGCAAAAGAAGGAGTTACTAAAGAAGAATTGTCGGTCTTAATGGATGAAGAAAAGTGGTTTACTGGAGAAAGTGCAGCGGAACTATTTAATATAAAAGTTGAGGATGAATTTGAATTAGTAGCTTGTTCATCAGAGTTTTTAGATAAATATAAAAATACTCCTAAAAACTTATTTGAAGAAAATAAAAAAAGTGATGAAAATCAAAAACTAGATATAGAAGAAATTGCAAATAAAGTACTTTTACATCTACAGAATCAAAAAGAAGATGATAAAAAAGTAGAAAATACAATTGAAAAAGAAAAGGAAGATTTATTAAATGATTTAGATTTATACTAAATCTTTTTTTATTGCCAAAATCCAAAAATATATAAAAAAGTGAGGAATAAAAATGTCAAAAGAATTATTAGAATTAATGAATAAGATAAAAGCTCAAAAAGAATTAGTAAAGAATTTAGCTAATGAAAATAAACTAGAGGAAGCGAAAGCTGCTAAAGAAGAATTGAAAAATTTAAGTGATAAATTTGACCTTCTTTATGATTTAGAAGCTGGAGAAAATGAAGAAGCAAAAAATAAAATTAAAGATGGAGAAGGGATAAAAGTTACTTCAGAAAACAAAGATTCAATTGTTGAATTTGCTAATGCTGCAAGAAATGGATTTAAAATAGATAATAAAATGTCAGTTGGAACTCCAGCAGAGGGTGGATATACTGTTCCAGAAGATATATTAACTAAAATAAATACATATAAAGAATCTAAAAAGTCTTTAAAGGATCTAGTAACAGTTGAAAAAGTTACTACTGATAAAGGACAAAGAACTTTCAAAAAAAGATCTCAATAAACTGGATTTGTTAAAGTAGGTGAAGGAGGTAAAATAGGTGAAAAAAATACACCTCAATTTGAGAGATTAAAATATGAAATTGAAAAATATGCAGGATATTTTACTGTAACGAATGAATTACTTGCAGATTCAGACCAAAATATAGTTAATACTTTAATAGAATGGATAGGTGATGAATCAAGAGTAACTCAAAATAAATTAATATTAGAACAAATAAAAACAATAGATGAGACAAAATTAAATGGATTAGATGATATTAAGAAGGCTTTAAATGTTACTTTAGGGGCTACTTTTAAGCCAACTAGTAAAATAATTACAAATGATGATGGATTACAATATTTAGATACACTAAAAGATTCAGATGGAAAATATATTTTACAACCAGATCCAAAAGAACCTATGGCACTTAAATTATGTGCTGGATCATTAACTATACCAGTTGAAGTTTGTCCAAATAGTGATTTATCTACTACAGGAAATAAAATACCTTTTATAATAGGAGATTTAAAAGAAGGTATAGTTTTCTGGGATAGAGCTTTAATGAATATAAAAATGTCTGATACAGCAGCTATAGGAGAATTAAATGCATTTGAAGAAGATTTAACTTTATTTAGAGCTATAGAAAGAGAAGATGTAACAATAAAAGATAAAGCTGCAATTGTTAATGGATATATAGATACAAGTGTAGTAAGTTCAGAGCATTAATAAAAAATTAAAGTAAAAAATATTTCAGACTAATAATACGTTGAAATTACAAGGTATTATTAGTCTATTAAAGTTTTTGAAACACCTTAGAATCGATTTAAAAAGGTCGTTTTTTTAGCTATTTTTTAAGAAATGAGGGATTAAATGATTCTAAATTTAGAAGAGGCTAAAAAGTTCTTAAAAGTAGATTTTGACGATGACGATGAAGAAATTCAAGACTGTATAGATGCAGCTGAGGAATATCTAAAAGATGCTACTGGAAAAGAATTTACTAGCGAAAATAAAAGAGCTAAAAGATATTGTAAAATATTAGTCAATGAATGGTACAAAGATAAAGGATTAATGGAAGAAGAAAAAAGGAAAAAAAGAGTGAGATTTTCACTACAAACTATTATGACTCAGTTAAAGTATGGTGATTAAATGGCTGAATGTAGATTAACAGAAAGAATAAAAATAGAAAAATTATCAGATTCAAAGGAAACTAATGAAAATGGATTTGATGAAGAAGTTTGGAAAGAACATTATAAATGTTGGAGTGGCTATAAAAGCGTATCTGGAAAAGAATATATAGCCGCTAAAGCAAATAATAGTGAAAATATAGTTACATTTACAGTTAGATACTGTAATAAGGTAAAAGAGTTACTAGATCCAGGAGCAAGTAAAATATTTAGAATAGAATATAAAGGTTTTTATTATGATATTTTAGATGTTTTAGACTTTGAAAATAGGCATGAATTTGTAGATATTAAATCTAAAATAAATTGTTAGATTTCCAAATATTACCTTTTAGGTTATAATATAAATTGGAGGTGTCATAATATGAAAAAAACTGCTTTTATTTTAGGACTTATAGGAGGTATATTTGGAATCCTATTAGGTTGTATGTTACTGTTTATTGGATTTAATATGAAAGTAACTAATCCAGCAGGCGGTAGTACTTTAACATTTGCATTTTTAAGTATACTTGCAAGTATAGCTGGTTTAGTAGGTGCATGTATAGTTAATAATAAAGAAAAATTAAGTAGAATATTTATGATTATTGCTTTTATAATTAATTTAGCTGCAGCATTTACTTCAATTTCTGCTGATAGTCCAATCAACTTTATTGGTGGATTAGTTGTAGCAATTTTATTTTTAATATCATCAATATTTACTATGATAAAAGATAAAAAGGAAGCTATATAGCTTTCTTTTTTATTTGGAGGTTTTATATGTCAAGCACTATAGAACTTGAAGGATATGAAGAGTTTGAGGAGTATGTAAAAAATATGGCTTTAGATACAGTTATAAAAAGGCAAGCCGTAAGGTCAGGTATAAAAGTAATCGGAGAAGGGTTAGAAAATGATACTCCAGTAGGACCAACAGGAGAACTTGCTGAGATTAAAGTATCTGTTAAAGAAAATGCTTTAGCAACAGAAGGAACTGCAAAAAGTAAAGCCTTCTATGATATATTTCAAGAGTATGGCACAAGTGAACAAAAGGCTCATGTAGGATACTTTCAAAGAAGTGTTGAAGAAAATACTGAGGAAGCTATTTCAAAGGTAGCTCAAACGATATTTAGAAAGATGGGGTGATATTTTGGAAAGTAATATAAAAATAGATGCCTCGATTGTAAAAAAGAAATTAAAAGAAGTTTTAAATGATAAAGATATATTAGATTTAACAAGTGATAAAAAAGTATATTTTATTCATGCTAATAATCCTAAACCTCCATATATAGAGTATCAAGTTATTAGATCTAGAGGAAGTGAATATAGTGAGGGTAATATAGACTATTTAAACCACTTAGTCCAAATTGATATTTTTAGTTTAGGAGACTATACAAACTTAGAAACAATTATAATTAATAAATTTATTAAAGCTGGATTTGAATATAATCCAGGGAGTCCAGATTTATTTGAAGAAAAAACAGGATTATATCATAAGCCGTTAAGATTTAATATTAATTTACCAACTAGCTAATCTAAGATAGTTTTTTTATTTATAAAAGAAAGGATTGATGCAGAATGTCAGCACCACAAAAAATATTACCAGTTGTAAACGTAAGTAAGTTATATGTAGCTCATTTAAAAACTGAAACTGATGGGAACGTAACTTTTGATACTCCTCGATACCTAGAAGGGGTTAAACAAATAGGAATAAAGCCAAAGCAAAATAGTGATCCATATTATCACGAAGGAAGAAAAGTTTTAGAGGAACAAACTTTACAAGATGTAAAAGTAACTTTAAATGTAACAGATTTACAAGATGAAGATGAATGTTACGTTATGGGTCACAAGTTAGCTAAAACAGGTGGAATAATAAAAAATGATAATGATATAGCTCCAACACTTGCTATTTTATATAAAGCAGAGAAGGCTCAAGGAATAGATAAATATGGGATATTATATGCTGGAACATTTGGATTATCAGATGAAGAGTTAAAAGCTAAAGAAGGTAAAGCAAACTTCCAAGCTAAGAAAATAGAAGCAAGTTTTAGACCTTTAATAAATGGATTATGGCAATACAATGTATGTAGTGATTCTCCTAATGTAACTAAAGAGTTTTTAAGTAAATTCTTTGAAAAAGTTACTATACCTGAAGAAAAAACAGATGTAGTTAGTTCTGAACATTAATATAAATAATAGGGAGTGAAGTTAAATGAAAAGAAAATTTAAAATAGGTAATGAAAACTTAGCTTTTGAAATGACAAATAAAACTATATTTGATATAGATGAAAGATTTGATAACTTTGGTACTGTAATAAATGGAGTTATGTATGGACAAAATGTATATAATAATGCTTTAAAAGTTATGGTATGTTCTTGCATATCAAAAAGATTTGATGAAGAGAAAAATGAAAAGCCATTAACTATAGATGAATTAAGAGAAAAATTAACTCCAGATCAAATAGTAGATGAAATAGTAACTTTTGCATGTGACTTATATTACGATTATAGAGGAGTTAAAAGATCTACAGAAAATGAAAAAGATACAAATGAAAATAAAGAAGAAAGTAAAAAAAAATAGACTTTAGTGAAAAGCCCTTTGATATAAATAGGCTTTTTTTTATTGTAAAAACACAACTAAATTTCACAAGACAAGAGTTCTTCGATAGTACATTCAAAGAAATTGTTATGTTAATCGGAGAACTCAATAAAACATATGAAGAACAAACTCAATCAGCTTCAAATGATGGTTATGTTGAAAAAGTTGTTAGCATAGATGAAGTACCTTTCCTATAGAAAGAGAAAGGAGTGTAAATGAGTGATACAGAAAAACGAATAACCGCAAAGATGATTCTGGATATTCCAGTACATTAAAAGGTATAAATTCAGAAATTAAAAATAATAAGAGTGAATTAAAAGCAGCTCAAAGTGGTTTAGAGGCATTTGGTAAATCTACAGAAGGCGTAAATAGGGTTCAAAGCTCATTACAAAAACAATTAGATTTACAAAATAAGAAGTTAGAAACTTATAAAAAAAGTGTTCACGATGCTACTGAAACACTACAAAAAAATATAAGTGAAAGAGATAAATTAACAAGTTCTCTTTCTAAAGCTGAAAAAGCACATGAAAATGCTATTAAAAATTATGGTAAAGAAAGTAAGGAAGCTAAAGAAACTGAAAAAGCCTTAGAAGAATTACAAAAAGAGCATGATAAGCTAGATAGAACTGTAGAAAATAATGCTAAGACATTACAAAACTATGAAACTCAAATGAATAAAGCAGAGGAAGAAGTAAATAAAGCTCAATCTGCGGTAAATAAATTCAATAGAGAAGTAGAAAATACTCATGGTGTAGGTAGTGCATCTAAAAAGCTTGAAGATTTAGGAAATAACTTTAAAAAAGTAGGTAGTAAAGCTCAAGAGATAGGTGGAAAACTTACTACTCATGTTAGTTTACCTTTAACAGGAATAGGAGTAGCTGCGGCTCATGTAGGTATGGAGTACGAAGCTCAAATGGATAAGGTAGCCGCTATTTCTGGTGCTACTGGTGATGACCTTAAACAATTAGAAAATAAGGCTCAAGAAATGGGAGCTAAAACTAAATTTAGTGCTGCAGAAGCAGGAGAAGGTATGGAGTATATGGCAATGGCTGGTTGGAAAACTGGTGATATGCTCGAAGGTATAGAACCTATACTAAATTTAGCAATTGCTTCTGGAGAAGAATTAGGGTCTACTTCTGATATTGTAACGGATGCATTAACAGGATTCGGATTAAAAGCTAAAGATGCTGGTATGTTTAGTGATGTATTAGCAGCTGCTTCATCTAATGCCAATACTAACGTTGGTATGATGGGAGAAACTTTTAAATATGCCGCTCCTGTAGCTGGTGCATTAGGATATAGTGTTCAAGATACATCTTTAGCTATAGGATTAATGGCTAATAGTGGTATTAAAGCAAGTCAAGCTGGTACTGCACTTAGAGCAGGATTAACTAACTTAGTAAAGCCTACGGATAGTATGGCCGAAATGATGGAGAAGTATGGAATATCTGTAGAAAATAGTGACGGTAAGATGAAAAGCTTTAGAGAAGTAATGTCTGACCTTAGAGAAAAAATGGGTGGTTTAGATGAGGCTACTCAAGCCAGTGCCGTTGCAACTATCTTTGGTAAAGAAGCAATGTCTGGGTGGCTTGCAATTATAAATGCTAGTGAAGGAGATTTTAATAAATTATCAAATGCTATAGACAACAGTGAAGGTGCTACTGCTAAAATGGCTAAAACTATGAGTGAAAATGCAAAAGGTAGTTTAGCAGAAATGAAAAGTGCCCTAGAAGGTGCAGCAATAAAAACTTTCCAAGCTTTAGCTCCAGCTATAACAAGTGTTGCTAAAGATGTTACTAAATTAGCAACTAGCTTTAGTAATTTAAGTCCACACACTCAAGAATTTATAGTTAAAGCAGGGCTAGCTGCTATTGCAATGGGTCCTATAACAAGCGGTTTAGGTCATGTATCTAGTGGTATAGGTGGATTAATTGGAACTGTTGGAAAGTTTAAAGCATTAAAAGCCGCTTCTACATTTGGTGATTTTTCAAAAATATTATTAGGACTTGCTCCAGCAGCAGAAACTGCAAGTGCTGGATTAGCAGGAGCAGAAGTTGCGGCCGGAGGTTTTGGTGCTACTGTTATAGGTTCGCTAGGACCAATTGCATTAGGGGTAGCTGCAGTAGCTGCCGTTGGATATGCAGGATATAAAGTAGCTGAACACTTAAATAAAAGTGCAACACCTGCAGTAGATTTATTTGCAGATAAAGTTGAATATAGCAGAGATAAATTTGGGAACTATGCAGAAGCTACTGAAAAGAATGTAATTAAAATATCTAAAGCGACAAAAGATAATGTTCAGTCCTACTTAGAATTAGATAAAAAAGCTAGTGAATCTATGATGAATTTAAAAATGAATTCAGATAAGTTCTCAAAAGAAGCAAAAGATACTGTAGTTAAAAACTTTACAGAAATGAGTAAGAAATCGAGTAGTCTATCTAAGGATAAAAGAGAAAAAATGACTGTAGACTTTAAAAAATTAGTTTCTGACACTGGAGTTTTAACTAGCAAGAATAAAGATGAAATAATAAAACAATATACTGCAATGGTTAATGGCACTAAAGGTTTAACTCAAAAACAAAAGGACCAAACTATAAAAGACTTTACAGACACATTAAATAAAAGTGTAGTATTATCAAAGAAACAATCTCAAGAAATGCAAAAAGTTTATAAAGACATGGCTAATAAAATTAAAGATGGCATGGATAAAAAAAGAGATGCAGAGTTAAAAAGCCAAAAAGATTTCTTTGCTAAAACTAATGCCCTTACAGATCAAGAAAAAAAGGATGCACTAGAGAAAACAAAAAGTTACTGGACTAAAGAAAAACAACTAGTTGATGAAGCTCAAAATAAAATTAATGCTATTCATGCTAAAGCAGCTGAAGAACATAGAAAACTTAGCAATCAAGAATTAAAAGATATTAACAAAATTAAACAAGAAATGAAAAATACTGCTATAAAAACTTTATCTGATAATGAAGTTGAAGCTAAGGTAATTCTTGAAAGAATGAAAGATAATGATAAAAATATAACTGCTGATATGGCATCTAAACATATAAAAGAATTAAATACCTCTAGGGATAAATCTATTGAGGCTGCTAATAAAGAATGTGATGAAAGAATAGCTGAAGCATATAGAATGGAAAAAGAAACTGGTTCAATAAGTGCAAAACAAAGAGATAAACTTATTGCAGATGCAAAAAAACAAAGAGATGATACTGTAAATGCCGCTAAAGAAACAAGAGATAAAGCAGTTAAGGAAATAACTTCTATGAACTCAGATATTACAAAAGATGTAGATACTACAACTGGTAAAGTTAAAAGTAAGTGGGATAAGTTAAAAGATGCATGGAATAGTGGATGGGGAAGTCTAGTTAAAAACTTCTTTGTAAATACATTCTTCCAAAGTCATGGTAAAAAGCCTGATGGAAACTGGACAGGGAACTCACACTTTAAAGGTGGTTTAACATATCTTCATGAAAGAGGATATGAATTATATGACTTACCAAGTGGAACTAAGGTATATAACCATGAATCAAGTGAACAAATGGTTTTAGAAACTGCAAGACAAACTGCTCAAGGAGTTATAAATTCTATGATGAAAAATAAAGGTGATTCTGATGGAAATATTATAATCCCTATTAGTATTGCAGGAGAAGAAATTGATAGGGTTGTAGTTCCTAGAGTTTCTAATAAATTAGCTTTAAATACAATGAGAAGAAGGGGGTAAACAATGCTTATTAACAATATAGATATTGGTAAATATAATGCTAGGGTTTTAGATGTTGATATTCAAAACTCTAGCATTAATAATTTAAAAGACTTTAAATGTAAAAATAAATTGCTACCTCTTTTCTTAAATTCTAAAGTAGAGTTAAATTTAATTACTGTTACTCTTTTAATCAACTCTTTAGATAGGAAACAATATTATTTAGATAAAAGTAACTTGCTAAGTAATATGATAAAACCATTTGAAGTTTATTTTAAAGATAGAAATTTAAAGTTTAAATGTATTTTAAATGGTAATTCAGATCAAGCCAGCTTGAGGCAAATACGAGGAAGGTTACAATTAAGCTTTATAGGATATAACATGGAAGATGAAATTGTAGAAACTTTAAATAGAGTTAAAAGTAAAACTATATCTGTTAAAGGTAATACTAAAGTACCTTGTATAGTAGAAATAAATCCAATTATAGATATGATATATTTAACTATAAATGGGTTAAGTGAAGATCCTTTGATAGTTAAGAACTTAAAAGGGGATAAAACAATAATAATAAATGGAATAGAGGGAACTGTTACACAAGATGGTATCAATAAATTTGATGATACTGATATGTGGGAGTTTCCTTTTTTAGTACCTGGCCAAAACAATATTACAGTAAATAAAGATACTTGCAATATCACAATAAAATATAACCCTAGATTTTTATAGTAGAAAGGATGATAAAAATGTTAAAGACAACAAAAACAATAAATATAACTGGTAACTCAATGATAGATGGACAAGTAGTAGTATATATGAGTGCTAGTTTAAGTACAGATGGATCTACAAATGGAAATATAAATAAGAATATAACTAATCAATCACTTTATGAATCAAATAAATTAGAAGTAAGAAAAGATATGAGAGCTTTTGAAGATTTAGTATATGAAGAACAAGATAAGTTAAACGCTCCAATATTAAATTTTAAATCTGTAAAGGAAGGTAAATAATAATGAAGTTAACTAATAGAAGAATAGTAAATGATGCTAACATGATAAGTAATATAGCTAACAAGGAGTTACCAGTTAAAGTTTCATATGCACTGTCAAAGAATATATCTAAAATAGAAAATGAATTAAAAATCTATAATACTGAAAGACAAAAATTACTAGATAAATACTGTATAAAAGATGAAAATGGAAAACTTAAAATAGATGAAAATAATAACTTAAAAATATCAGATGAATTTACTGAAGTATGGGAAAAAGAGTTTCAAGAACTTCAAAATATAGAAGTTGAGATAGATATACATAGATTTAAATTAGATGAATTAGCAGATTATAAAATTACTCCTGTTGAGTTAATGGCAATAGATTATATGATAGAAGAATAAAAGCTTTAAATTTATAATGAACGGAGGGTAGCCTCTTTTGATACATTTACATGACAAAAATAAAAAGAAAATAGCAGGATTAGTAGACTATATAGATTTATATATAGAGAAAGTATTAGAGAGTGGAGATAAAACACTCTCTTTTTCATATTCTAAAAATCAAAATACTATTTTAATATAGAGGAAGAGTGCTATATCACAACTAAAGAAGATGAATTTATAATAAAAGAAAAGAATGTTGGAAGTGAACATACTGAATTTAAGTGTGCTCTAAACTTAGAAGATTTAGAGGGGACACCCTTTGAACGCTATGAAAGTGTTGAGCAACCAATTGATAAGGCATTAACATTAGCTTTATCAGGTACTGGTTGGATTGTTGGAAAGTGTAGTTTAAAAAAGAGAAGAACTGTTAGAGCGACTAATTGTTCGAGCTTAGAAGTTATAAAAAATATAAAGAAAACATATAGATGCGATTTAGTCTTTAATACATTAACTAGAACCATAGATGTATATGAACATTTAGGAGATGATAAAGGAGCTTACTTTATAGATTCTTTAAACTTGAAGGAACTTAACATTCAAGGAAATTCATACGATTTTTTTACAAGAATTATACCTATAGGAAAAGATAATTTAAGAATTTCAGCTATAAATGGTGGAAAAGAGTATGTAGAAAACTATCAGTATTCTAATAAGGTTAAAACTATTTATTGGAAAGATGATAGATATACTATAGTAGAAAATTTAAAAGAAGATGCAGAAGCTAAATTAGCTGAAATTTCAAAACCCTATAGATCTTATTCTGCGGATATTATAAATTTAGCAAAACTTAATGATAAGTATAAAAATATTTTAGATTATAACTTAGGTGATACTATAACACTTATTTCTAAAGATAATAAATTTAGAGATAAGCAAAGAATAGTTAAGATTAATGAGCATCCAGACGAACATGAACTTGATAGTGTAGAACTTGCTAACACTACATTAAGTTTTGAAGAAATACAAACACAATTTCAAGAAGCAGCTGATACAGTTAGCAATATTACAACAGACAATGGGACTGTAGATGGAAGTACAATAGATTCTATTACTACAAATCAAATATCTGACTTTGAAGCAAGTGTTGCTAAGATTACAGATTTAACTGTTGTTAATGCTAAAATAGAAAACTTAGAAGCTTTCGATGTAAATATAACAGGACAATTAACTGCCGTTCAAGGTACTATAGGAACACTTACATCGAATGTCGCAAAGATAGATAGTTTAACAGTTACTCATTCAGCACAAATAAATGATTTACAAGCTAATAAAGCTAGTATAACTCAATTAGAAGCTGTAAATGCAACTATACAAGTATTGGAAGCTAATGTAGATAAAATTGAAACACTTGTAAACGGTAATTTGTCTAGTGAAAACATCCAATCTGGAGGAATAACTTCAGATAAACTTACTATAGCAAATGGATTTATTAAAAATGCTATGATAGCTAGTTTAGATGTTTCTAAAGTAAATGCAGGAGATATTAGTACTAATAAGTTTAGAATTACGTCTGATAGTGGAAATATTTTAATATCAGATAATACTATTCAGATTAGAGATACTAACAGAGTTAGAGTTCAGATAGGTAAAGATGCTAAAAATGACTATACTATGTATGTTTGGGATTCTAAGGGAAATTTAATGTTTGATGCTACTGGACTTAAATCTAGTGGTATAAAAGAGAAAATTATAAGAGATGATATGATTTCTGATAATGCTAACATAGATGGTCATAAGCTAAATATTAATAGTGTTGTAACTCAGATAAACAATGGATCTACAACTATAAAAAGTTCTAAGGTACAAATAGATGAAGTTAACCAAACTTTAGATTTAGCGTTTAACTCATTAAAAACACAAACAGATGAGACTAAAAAGAAAACTGAAAGTAATAGTACAACTATAGGAGTTATGCAAGGGGAAATCAGCACTGCTATAAATAATACTCAGATAGTAAAAGATGGACAAACAATACTATTAAAAGACGATTATAACCGTACTGTAGATACTGTAGATAGTATGAAAAGTACTATAGGAAAGCATACAACTCAAATTAATAGTGCTACTGGTAAAATAGATGATGTTGAAACTAAAGTAAATACTGTTGAGAGAGATTTAAATAGTATAAAAGCTAGAGTAAGTTCTACAGAAACTAATGTATCTACTACTAAAAGTAAAGTGGCTTCAATAGAAGCAAACTTAAGCAATATAACAAGTAGAGTATCAAATGTAGAAACTAGTCAATCTACTGTAAATGATAAAATAATATCTTTAGAAACTTGGAAAAAAGAAGCAGCACAAAAAATAACAGATGCTTCTATAATTAGCACAGTAAGTTCTCAATTCTATAAAAAAAATGAAGTGGATGGGAAAATAACAGAATCAGCATCTATAATAAAAACGGAGATAAATCAACAGTTAAATCAAATAGATTTAGTTGCTTCATCTTCAAAATTAAATATGCTAAATAACTCAAACGGATTTAATAATATAGATTGGTGGGGCGTATCAAACGGGAATTTATCCATAAGAACATGTACTACAGACTCAAGTGTAAAAAAAGGATTTTCATTTGTAAATAAAAGTAATATGGGAATTAGATTTAGTCAAGATGTAGCATTAGAAGGAAATGTTGATTATACAATACAAATTAATTGCACAGAAATACAGTCTAATGTTTTAAATGGATTTAGAGTAACTATACAAGATAGGAACGATAATGTTGTATATACATCAATTAATTTAAAAAGCAGGGGTGTATATAGGTTTAACTTTAAAGTTAATAGTACAGCTTACTATAAATTTTCACTATGGCACAATGGAGCTAGTCAAGAGTATGGAAGTTTAATTCATATAGAAGATGTAATTCTACTTAAAGGATTATTTAAGCGTAATTTAGATTGGACTAACTCAACAGAAGATACTGCTTCTATAACACTTAAAGCTAATCAAATAGTTAATAAAGTAAGTGCAGGAGATGTTTCATCTATAATAGCTCAAAACCCTAAAAGTGTAGAAATGGCATTTAACAATATAACTGGTAATGTTCAAAATAGTAATGGTAAATTTATAATTCGTAACGGTGCTATAGAGTTATATAATCATCAAAATTTAAAATGTTTTAGCATGGATCCTACAGGTTGGTTGAATGTGTGGGGGCTTAAAGTATTTGGACCGCAAAACCCTATCCAATTTACTGGAGATGGAGATAAAGGTATAGAGATAAATGCAAATCAAGGCAATTTATGTTATATAGATTTCTCTAGAAATGGTATTAGTAATGATTATACGGCTCGTATAGCACAGTTGCCTAACAATGGAAGCTTAATAAGTATTATAGGTGGATTAGAGGTTTTACCAGATGTTAGAACAAGTTCTGACGCTAGACTTGAACTAAGAAGTCCAACTCAAGGACCTGCTTATATAGATTTTTCACATGGACCACATGAAGACTTTCAAAAAAGGATAATAAGTTTTAATGGGGACCCTCAACTCCACATAAATGGAGGAGTAACAATAGATGGTCCTAGATTGATGGTTGATAGAATAGCAAGAAATACAAATTCAGCAACAACTAGTCTTTATATTGAAAATAACATAGATATGCAAGGATTAAGTATATACAATGCTGTAATAGGTTCTGATAGAAATTTAAAATATGATATAAGATATATTAATTCTAGTTTTAAAAATAGTTGTTATGAGTTTGTAAGAGATCATTTAAAAACTGCAACTTTTAGATACAACATTAACATTGATGCAACTACTAGAATGAGAATAGGTTTAATAGCCCAAGACTTATACGAATTTGAAATCGGAAGAATTATTCAAACAAAAAATAAGTTTGGACAATTAGGATATGATGATATGAGTTACACAAATGTGTTAGCAACAGCTTTGCAAAAAGTTATAGAGAAAAATGAATTATTAGAAGAACAGGTAAAAGAACTTAAAAGTAAAATTGCTTAGGAGGGAATATGAATATAGAAGTTACCGTTATATGTACAATTGTAGGTGCAATAATTGGGTATATGAGTTATCAAAAAAAGACTGCTCATGATATAGAAGATGATGCATCACAAAAAACAGTAGTTGCTACAAAGTTAGATTATATAAGTAAAGGTGTTGATGATATAAGGCTTGATATAAAAGCTCAAGATACAAAAATAAGTAATGTTATAGAGAGGCTTATAAAAGTTGAAGAAAGCACCAAATTAGCACATCACAGAATAGATACAATAGAAAAAACAAAAGGAGAGATTGTATATGAAAAGTAGATTAAAAAATCCATATTTTTGGTTAGGTTTAGGTGGAGTTATATTTTCATCAGCTGGAATTGATTTTAAAACTTTAACAAATTGGAACTTGTTAGTAGAAGCTTTTTTAAGCATATTAGCTAATCCAGTTGCTGTTGCAGCTGTTATAGCAGCATTAGTTGGTATATTTGTAGACCCCTCTAGTAAGGGTTTAAAAGATAATAAATAATTTATATAAAATGTAAAAATAATGTTTACAAAATTCTATATAAATTATTTTTAAATTAAAAATAATTTTGGATTAAGTTTAATAAAAGGCAATAGAATTATAGACTCATTGAAGTCTTTTTTTATTGCCTTTTAAATATAAAAATATAAATTTTAGGAGGATTTTATTATGAAAACAAATATGATAGATGCAGGACATGGGGGATATGATTCAGGAGCTCCAGGGTTACATGGGTGCTTAGAAAAAGATATAGTTTTAGAGGTATCAAATAAAATAAATGAGTATTTAAAAACACAAGATATAAAAAATATAAATACTAGAACTACAGATGTATTTGTAACTTTAAATGAAAGAAGTAATAAAGCTAATAGCTTAAGAGTAAATTCTTTCGTATCTATACATTGCAATAGTTCCGATAATCTAAAGGCTCAAGGATTAGAAACTTATTGCTATAAATTTAAGTATAGACCTTTAGCTGATGCTATACATTCTGAAATTATTAGAGAAGGACTTTACACTAAAAATAGAGGTGTTAAGGAGGGTAGTTTACATGTTATAAGAGAAACTAACATGGATGCTTGTTTAGTTGAGTTAGGCTTTATAACTAATGAAGAAGATTATAATTTAATAATGAATAATAAAGATAGATTCGCTAAAGCAATTGCAAAAGGAATATGTAAATTTAATGGAGTTCCTTGGAAAGAATCTTCTAATACAACTTCAAATGAAGGATTTAAAAACGGAGATTATTTAGGAAGAAAAGCAAGAGTTATAGCAGATGTTTTAAATGTAAGATATGATAGAGGGACTCAATACAATGTTATAGGACAAGTTAAAAACGGTGATATAGTTAATTTACAATATTGCTTAAATGGATGGATAAGTATAGAAGGATTTAATGGCAATAAAGGTCTTGGATATGTAAATTGTACTTTTTTAGAATTAATATAATATGTTATAATTTAATTAAGTAAATTGGATATACTACATTCAATTAGACATTCAACCAGCTAACTGTAGCTGTAAAATTCAGTAGTTACTAGACCTATTAACTAGTAAAAGAAGTACCAAAGCCAACAGGTACTTCTTTTTTATTTAAGTATTTTTATAAAAAATGTAAAGAATGTTTAAAGTTTATGCAAGATTTTTTAGATTGAGCATATATAATAACTTTACTAAATAAAATAAATCAATCAATGAGGATTTATCTATAATAATAGTATTAGGAACATCAATTATAGTAACTTCTATATTAGAAGTAGGAGCAGGATTATTAGTTGATTAATTAGAGTTAGAGAGTAAATGGCAATTAAATTAGAATAAAAAAAACACCCAAATCACTTTGGGTGTTTTTTTATTTAAATAAATATTATATAAAGAATATTGTAAAAAAATGGAAAATTTTGTGGTAAAAAATGGAAACATATGTTAAACTATGTTTAAATGATGTCAAAAACAATTACATCAAAAAGGAGGACTTTTATATGAATAAAAGAATTTTAGCTATTTTGGGTACTACAGTTATATCTGTCTCGCTTACAACTCAATTAACTTTTGCTAATCAGCCAGAAAGCAGAGATGATTCTACTAGATTCGCATATAATGCAAGATCTCAGGCTAGCGCACAACAAATAATTAATTTTGCAAAACAACAAATAGGAAAGCCATATGTATGGGGAGCTACTGGACCAAACTCATTTGACTGTAGTGGATTCATTTATTATGTATTTAATCACAATGGATATGGTTTATCTAGAACTAATGTAGCAGGTTACTGGAGCAATTCAAATATAAGAAAGGTTTCAAATCCACAACCTGGAGATTTAATATTCTTTAAAGGTACATATGGAGGAGCTAATTATCCATCACATATAGGTATAGTTATCAATGATCATCAATTTATACAAGCTAGTAGCACTAGAGGAGTTTGTATAACTGAGATAAATAATAGTTACTGGAGACAACACTTTTTAGGATATGGAAGAATTATTCCAGATCAAGTTAAGATTCCTGTATATAGAGTAGAAACAGGTGGATTTATAGGAAGAGATAGAGTTGAAAAAGAAGCTCAAGTTTTAAAAGATAAATTTGGATGGAATGGACAAATAGTTTCTAATGATGATTCACTTAAATACAATTTAGAAACAGGTGGATTTACAGGAAAAGATAAAGTTAACAATGCAGCACAGACTTTAAAAGATAAATTTGGATGGACTGGAGAAATAGTTTCTAATGGTGAAGCACCTAAGTATAATTTAGAAACAGGCGGATTTACAGGTATAGAAAAAGTTCAAAGAGCAGCTCAAACTTTAAAAGATAAATTAGGATGGACTGGAGAAATAGCTCCAGATTCAGGACAACTTAAATATACCTTAGAAACAGGTGGATTTACAGGTATGGAAAAAGTTCAAAGAGCATCTCAAACTTTAAAGAATACACTAGGAGTTACTGGAGAAATAGTTCCAGATTCAGGACAACTTAAATATACCTTAGAAACAGGTGGATTTACAGGTATGGAAAAAGTTCAACAGGCAGCTCAAACTTTAAAAGATAAATTTGGATGGACTGGAGAAATAGCTCCTAATGGAGATAGACCTAATGAGTATAAACTAGTTATAAAAGGATTTGATGGTGAAGCAGCAGTTAAAGACGCACAAAGTAAATTACAACAATTAAATTGGTGGACTACATATAACGTAGACCCTTCAAATGTATATAAATTAGTTGTAAAAGGATTCGATGGTGAAGCAGCAGTTAAAAATGCACAAAGCAAACTTCAAAATGCAACAGGTTGGTGGACTACATATAACGTAGATCCTTTAAATGTATATAAATTAGTTATAAAAGGATTTGAAAATGAAGGGGCAGTTAAAGATGCACAAAACAAACTTCAGAGCGCAACAGGTTGGTGGACTACATATAAATCAGTACCTTCAGATGTATATAAAATAGTTGTAAAAGGATTTGAAAGTGAAGCAGCAGTTAAAGACGCACAAAATAAATTACAACAATTAAATTGGTGGACTACATATAAAGCGGTACCTTCAGAAAACTATAAAATAGTTATAAATGGATTTGTAGGTGAAGGAGCAGCTAAAGATGCACAAAGAAAATTACAAGAAATGGGTTGCTGGTCTACTTATGTATTTACAGGGGAATATAGAAATAGCTAAATTTAAAAATTATAAATTATAGTATAGTAATAAAAAAGAAGAACTAATATTAGTTCTTCTTTTTTATTACTATACTATTTGGTAAAATTTATTATAAAAGTAAGTTACATGTTAATATTAAAGCTTATTTTATACATACTCTCCAGTAAATACATATGTTGTCCACCAACCAGTCCAACTTTCAAGTCTTCGTTGAGCATCTTTTACAGCATCTTCACCAACGAATCCATCTATTATTATTTTATATTCATTTGAATCATCTGGAAGTATTGTTGTCCACCAACCAGTCCATCCTTCAAGTCTTTGTTTAGCTGTGTTTACCTCATCTTCACCAACGAATCCATCTATTATTATTTTATATTCATTTGAATCGTCTGGAAGTATTGTTGTCCACCAACCAGTCCATCCCTCAAGTCTTTGTTTGGCTGTATTTACCTCATCTTCACCAACAAATCCATCTATTATCAGTTTATATTCGTTTGGTTTGTCTCCATTAGGTTCTATACGACTATCCCATCCAAACTGTGATTTTAAAAATCCAACTTCATACTCTGCTCTCTCTATACCAACAAATCCACCAGTTTCAATACTATATTTATTATCGTTTTTATTAGGCTTTATATGACCGTCCCATCCAAATTGTCCTTTTAGAAATCCAACTTCATATTTAGCTCTTTCTATACCAACAAATCCACCAGTTTCAATGCTATATTTATTATCGTTTTTATTAGGTTTTATATGACCGTCCCATCCAAATTGTCCTTTTAGAAATCCAACTTCGTATTTAGCTCTCTCTATACCAACAAATCCACCAGTTTCTATTCTATACACAGGTTTTTTATTAGCTGATTCAGGTATTATATTTCCATAACCTAAAAAGTGTTTTTTATAGTAACTATTATTTTTATTATCAATTTGTACTTTATTACTACCACTAGATGCATGTATAAATTCATTTTCATTTATCATAATACCCATATGAGATGGGTGATTAGCTCCTCCGTATGTACCTTTAAAGAATATTAAATCTCCTTTACGAGGAGAAGATACTTTTTTTATACTAGGAGAATTCCAATAACCTTCTACAGTTGTTCTAGGCATATCATATCCATTATTAGAAAATACATAATATATAAATCCACTACAATCAAAAGAGTTTGGTCCTTCTGCTCCCCATACATATGGTTTACCTAATTGTTTTCTAGCAAAGTTAATAATTTCATCAGCACTAGCTTTTTTTCTGCTATTACTATAACGAATAGTATAATCTTTGCTCGCATCATATTTATCTGTTTCTGCAGCAAATGACGTATTAGGTAATATAATTCCCATTATAGCTAAACAAAACATAAATCTAAAAAACTTTTTATTCATATCATACCCCCAAAAAATATATTTTTATTATATTTCTATACATTGTGATGTTATTCCTTTATATTTTTTAAAAAAACTGAATATTTTTAAAAATATATTTTAATTTGCTCAAAATTGACATATTTAGATTAAAAAAATAGATATAATGGGTGGCTAGAGAGGGTAAGAATAGATAATAAATATATTAATTAAAATAATTTAAGAAAATATTAACATTAGTAACAGTAACTAGATTATTAAGTAGAAAATTAAAAAAATAAATCGACAATACTTAGTTTGATATGTTTAATGTAATAGATTAATCAAATAAAATAATCATATTTAAATATTTCTTTTTTATTTGAAAAATCCTTAAAGAAATGTTTGCAATATGAAAAATAAGGTATAAATATATTATAGAAAACTAAACAAATCAACTCTAAGATTAAAACATAGCTCCCTAAGGAGATAAAAATACTCTATTAAAAGTTTGAGCGTAATCTGCATCAACACTCTCACTTAATTAATTATTGCCATTTCAAGATCTAGATTTGATTTATTTAGTTTTCTTTTTATACAATTTATAATTAAATTCAAATCCATTAAAATTGCAAATCTTTTATCTATAATATGTATCTTTACTTATATACCTTGAATTTATTTACAATTTTTTCCAAATATTATGGTATTATATAGTTATCAACTAAGTTATAAGGAGAATAAAAAATGAATTTAAAGTTTAAAGCTACTTTACAAAAAGAATGGATTTTATTAGATGATAAGATAATTTATGGAGGTAGAGAGATATTACTTACTGATATAGAATCAGTGGATTTAATGTTTAAGTCATCAGTTGGTTCAAATGGCCTAATAAATATTGTAGCAAATGGAAAAAAAGTAAGACTAATATATCCTGATAAATCTAAAGAAAATGCAGAAAAAGCTTTAGTATACTTACTAGATAATTGCGGAACTGAAGAAGAAAAATTAAAATATAAAAAGAAATTAGAATATAAAAGAAGTACTCAAGATGTAAAAGATGAAATAAATACTTTACCATATAAAAGTGTATGGGGTACTAGAAAAGAAGTATCTGAGTTACCTACGATTCTTGGTGAAGATGAACACATTAAAGCTATTACAAGCGGTCTTACTGATGGGAAAACTTGGCTTATAGTATGTACAACTAAACGTGTATTAATGTTAGATAGAGGAATGATCGGATTGACATTAATAGATACTCCTTTAGATAAAATTAATACAATAACTCATACAAAGGGATTATTATTTGGTAAAATTTTAATTACAGATGGAGCTACTACAAGAGCTATAGAAAATATACCTAATAAAACAATAAGTTTTTTTGCTGATACTGTAAATAACGAAGTAGAAGTATATACAAGAAGTAAGAATACATTTACAACTCAAGTTGTAAATGATGTATCTCCAGCAGATGAACTAATTAAATACAAACAACTACTAGATATGGGTGCATTAACAGAAGAAGAGTTTGATATAAAGAAAAAAGAAATATTAGGATTATAA